ATGAACAAACCATTTATTCAAATTGGCAACGTTATCCTTTACGTCAACAATATTCTTGCGATCTACCACTGCAAGGATCGCGTCGAGGTCCTCTGTGTCGGATTGCGAGAAGCGATGGTTTTCCGTGGCGAGCGTGGTGAAGCATTGTGGATCTGGGCGCAATCGGTGATGAATACGCAGTGCCTGCTTCCATTGCGCGCTGCTCCATCTGCTGAAAAAAACGACATGTAATCTTTGTAGTCGCAGCGCGCCGAATTACGCGCGCGCTGCATTCAATCAAGGGGGTATCCAATGACGACGAAATTAGCCTGGCTCAGTGTGCTCTATACGGAGCAGACGAGCTACAGCGCCTCTGTGCATCTGCACAGTTCTCTCAGTGATGAGAACACCATCATCACGGTGATCCACGAGCGCAACATTGATGGTCCGGTTTGCCATGAGTTGGTCACCGGGGACTCGGAGCTTGACCTTACCGCCAACGATGGCGAAACGGTGACTATCATCATGCGCTGTGGGGATGCCGATGACATCGTAGCCTGCGGTCTCTTCGAGGTGAGCGTTGGTCTCGCCGAAGAACTCGGCGCGGTGCTCGTGCCGCGCTGTACGCATAATCTCATGATCGATCAATGCGACGCAGCACTTGTTGATCGCGCCACAGATCGCGCGCTGGCCCGGACAACTGGCGAACTCATTGTGAACCAGGAGGCGCTGCGATGACCATGACGACCACACCGCCGCGCCTGGCCGCGCTGCGCAACACACGAGAGCAGACGCCTCCAGCGACAAGCGAGGCCCTGCGCGCTCTCTTCATGGCTATCATGGAGTATTTCCATGCACGGCCTCGGAGCGAGGCGCCGATGCCACAGCATATCCTCGTCCTCGTGCGCGCGCTGCAAGACAGCCGGCACAACACAGAATCCATGCAGGCGATGACGCTCATGAATGCCGTGCAGTCGCTTAGTTGCGACGAGATCGCCGCCGATCCGAAGATCGCCCAGGCCCTCGCTGCCGCGCGGGCGGCCCTCGTTGAAACGAGGGAAACAGAGAGGATGCGTGCGCTATGACAACAACGATGATCCCCGGCGCCGCGCTTGGCCGCACCGTGATCTACGTGGACATGGTAGGCCGTGAGTACGCCGCCATCATCTCTGGCATTGAGGACAAAGAGCGCGGCGTCGTCCAGCTCCATGTCCTGGTCAGCGCTGGCTACGGCGTGCGCGTTGTCAAAAGCGTTGCGTATTCGGCGAAAGCGAAGGCGGATACGTGGCATCTGCCATCATATCAATCCCGCCTTGCGGGCGATGAGCCGATCATCGTGTGAGCGTTGAGAATCATCGAGGCCCTTGAAGCAATCCGCGCTTCAAGGGCCTCTTTGTGTGTTGGGTGCCGCCTGGCATGACATTGCAGTCGCGATGGGATCGCAGCCCTATCGTAGCATGCGAGAGAGGCTCCGTCAAGACACGATATGGCGCCTATCGAGGGCTGGTCGATAGGCGCCATATCGTGTCTGTACTCAACTGAAATACCTGACTTTTCCCGTGCTCACAGAATACGCGATGTGGGCCGCGCTGTCAATCTTAGAGGACAACGATCACGGCCATGATAATTTGGCGGTAGAATGGCCGTGATCGCCTGCGCCAGATGGTAGAGGTATCGATATCAATGCTAGCACTGCTGTCAATGTGCCAAAATGCAGCGCGGGCCTCGACGTGTTGCATCGTCGAGGCCCGCGCTTCCCGTCTCGGAAACACCGCCATCATAGCAGTCGTCGCCTCGCCATGTCAAGCAGCGCGTAAGGCGAGGCAGAGGCTACGAGGCCGAGCCGTCCCCGCCTGGCGCTGGTGGTGGAGACTCTGGCGGTGGCGGCTTTGCCGGCAACGTGATCTGCGGCCTCACCGGGCTTTGCTCTTTGATCGGTGCAGCACTGGCGCGCACGGCTACCGGCGTGATCGGCGCCGCGAAGACCGCCTCTGCCTCTGCGCGGCTCTCGGCGAGCGCTGCTATCGGCGAGGGCACTGTCGCCGCTGCTCTGTCCATCACCGGCTTCAGCAAGCCAAAGACGGCGGCGCACTCGGCGATAATCAGGCTGATGTCGGCGCCAGGGTTGCCACTGAGGCCGCCGCCGACGAGGATGCACGCAGCCACTGAGACGACGAAGAGCGCAACGATGATCGCGAAGTTAGCCCAGGCAGGCAAATTATCATCCTTGAGCCACCCGGCGATCATTGAGGCCAGTGCTGGCAGGAGCAATGTGAAGGGCTGTGGAACCGTCATGGCGCTATCCAGTGATGGTATAGGATGGCGTACCATAGCGCCAGGTGCCGCGCTCGCCGGTTTCGCTGTAGGGCACCGCTGTCTTCCACATGATCCCTGTGCAGCCGGGATCACCCGCTGAGAAATCGTTGAGGGCATCGGTGAGGACCTGGAGATTCACCATGCCCGTCTTTTCCGCAAAGGTCCTGGTGACGATAGCCGGGCGCGATTCTCCGGCAGAGTGGCCGGTGTCGAGCACAAAGAGTACCTGATCGCCGATACTCGGCACAGGTACGATGCCCTGCGGCGTAATTTCACCAGAGGTGGACGTTCTGGCAGGGATGGTAAGCGCAGTGTCTGTCATTGAAATACCTGCTTTCTCTGTGGATAAGCTGTGGAAAACTACGAGGACGCACTACAAGGACGCGCTACGATGATGACGATGTGCCGGCGCCGAGCTGCTGCAAGGCACCCTCGGCACTCTCTACAATGTCTTTAAGATCGGCGATGACGATGCTCGCCTGCGCAGCGGTGATTGGCGCCGGCTGGAGCTGCGCTAGCTTCGCTTCCAATGCCAGCGCCTCCTGACCAAGCCAGCACTGAAAGACGCCGCGTGAGGGCGTCCATTCTAAGCGACTCCAGCGGAAGGTCTGACGTGTCCCGGCGCCAAGCGATGGATTACCGACCTCCAAAGGATCGGCGCCGCGCTCCGCCTCCAGCGGATAATTTTGCGGATCCCAGGCGCTGAAGAGCACAACATCGCGGAATCCCTTGATGACTTTGACGCCATTGGGAGCAGTGAGTGTCGTGCCGTCATCGCTCCATCCTTGCGGAACCATACTTCCCCCTCGTTGTAAATAAGCCCACAATGCCGACCACGGATACGGCCCTGGGCAGTGCGATCTGTTCAGAGGATCGATGCTAAAGTGGCCGGTGATGCCCCCATTGCTATCTGCGAATCGCTTTGGAATGCCCCAGCGCTCGCAGATCGCTTTGATAAGCGCAAAGCTCGCCGCCTGCTGCGCCTGCGTCAAAGCATCGCTGTTATCCGTGCTGGGCTTGACGTGCTCAATGGAGATCGTGAGATAGTTGGGGTTCACGGCATCGCTCCACCAGGCGTCCCGGTGGATGCCATCGCTGGCAGTGCGGAACGGCAAGGTCGCCGGCGCCCCGGTGATGATACCGTTGGACCAGGCGGTGTCCTGCTCCTCGACGCAGCAGATCACCGTGCCGGCCTGGTCCACAACGTAGTGAGCGCTGACCTGGCTCTCTGGATTCGCGAACCAGGCGGCGATACCTGCGGCGGAGCTGCCGCCGGCAGTACCATGCACAATGAGCCAACGCGGGCGATACCCCGCCCGGCCTGCCCAGTAGTTCGGCGATGCGATGAATTGCATGGGATTCGTCGTCTCCTTGCTGCTCTGCTTTGTATAACGAATGATCTGCACAAAAGTTCTACGAATTTCGCACAAATCAGGGCAAAATCAGGGCATTATGGTGATATCCATGAGGATCAATGAGTTTTTGCGGAGGCGGGGAAATTCGTGGCACAAGGGGTTGACAGCATCGAATTGTTGTGTTACAATTCAATTGTACCTGAGAAATCGGGACAGAGAAAAGTAAGGAGAACAACAATGACCTACGAAGTTATCGCCCTCAACGAATTGAATAACCGCGCGCCCAATGCCTATCAGGCTGGTGATCTGAGTTTCTTCGGGCCTGATACGCCCGATACCTTCTTTTCAGTGCAGTACTGGTACCAAGATCGCCAATGCTGGTGGAACGGCTATGAGACCACGGATCAGGCCAAAGCCGAAGCTGAACTGGCTCGCTACGAAAAGATGCGCGGTCCCGATGCTGGTCAGCGTATTGTGATCGTCGCCCGGCCTGCGCCGGAGCCACCAGCCCCTCAGACAGAAACGAGCGAGCAGCAGGCAGAATCAGTCGTTGAAGAGGCACATGCGCAGCAGAGCGCCCACATCGAAGTGATGAGCGTTTTTTATCGCAATCAGCGCGGTGTAGACGCTGACCAGACAATGACGGAAACCGTCCGGGCCATGCCTGCCGGGACGATCTTTACCGCCGAGCAACTTGCGCAGGCGTTGCATGCAGCCCATCCCCATGACGAGGAATGCGAAGATTATGCATTCCTCCTGGACAGCGCACGGCGACTGCTTCGCGCCACGCTTTCTAATCGCATGTCCCCGGCATCATTATTTCTCTGTGATGAGCAGGGAGATCAGTATATCCGACGGTAAAAAGGAGGGAATCAATGCTTAATCCAGAGTTGGTCAAGGCCATCCAGGGCGAAATTGCCCTGGCGCGCGAAGAGGGGATGGATGAGGAAGATATCAAATGGATGGCGACGGGGGCCGGTGTGCGCCTCGCACGCGAAGCGGGGGTGATCGGTGACGAATTGCCCCCGGAGATGAATGCGGCTATCCATGCTGTCGTAGAACAGGAGTTGAAGCGTGGCTCGTAGCATTTCCTCTGATCGCAAGCCAGGCGCGCCCCCTGGCAATAAAAATGCCGAGAAGCCAGGAGAGCATGAGAGTGTCGTCATCCGCATCAAAAAGCCGGATGTAGACCTGCTGTATGATTTCTTCATGCAGCAGGGCGTACCTTTCCCAACACGCGCGGAGCTTCAAGATGCGGTACTCTTTGCGATCAAGCAGGTCTATGGAAGACGATCAGAAGATCAAAAAGCGATGATCTTGTGAGGCCATAATGAATGACGAATCTCTCAATGAAGATCCCGGCCTCAAAGAATATCTCCTGGCCGCCTCAATCCTCGCCGCGCATGAGGCTGATCCTTTGAGCGCGGAACTTTGCTGCAAGGTCCAGCCGCTGACCTTACGCCGGCTCAACGAATGCATAGAAGAGCGAGGTTTTCAGGGCGTCGATGAAGCAGTGAATGAGATTCTGAAAGCCTGGCTCTACGATGCAGGATATTGAATATGAAAACAAAGAAATGTGAGCGCTGTGGCGAGGAGAAATTCCTTGTGCTCTTTCAGGGCCGATCCGGCTTTATCATGCCCTGGTGCAAGGAATGCCGCGCCCTCGATCCTGCCGGCGCGAAGCTGGTCAATGATCGGCTGCGCCAGGCGCAGCTTTCTGAGGAAGCATTGCGCGCGAAGAATGAGAAGCGTGCCAGGCGTGCTCGTGAGATCCAGGCTGAGATCCGTGCGGCACAGCGTACCGCCTGCGATCTGGCGCTGTCTGCGCTCGAAGGTATTGATCTCTCTGAGTACGCAGGGAGGCAGCGCAAAGAAGTCGAGGCGGAACTGCGCCGGATCAGAGATGTCGTCAGGTCCTTGCGGCGCTGAAATTCAACCCATTACAAAATGGAATGGGTTGAAGACACACAACCGCCCCGGTCTCGATGCGATCCGGGGCGGTTCTTTGCTTATTCAGGAAATTCGTGGTGTAAGGGATTGACATCAAAGTGATGTCATGGTATTCTTTAGCTGTGGAAGACATCAAAGTGATGTCAGTAAGATGGCATTGATATTGATTAAGGAGAAAAGCTATGCCAGCAAAGCAAAAGGTATTTGGCCCCTACCGCGTCAAGAATATCGGAGTAGGCGGCGATGTCTATGAGGTCGTTGAAATGGTTGACAATCACAGCAACACCTGGGAAGAACTAAGACCGCGTAAAACCTACCTCAACCGGCAAAGTGCCTATGGCAAGTGCCTGCGACTCAATAAGCGCTGGCAAGAGGACCATGCGCTCGATGATGAGATGCTGGAGTACTGGGAAAAGGCGGAGAACTAAGCATGATCTGGAAAATTACCACGATTGACGTGGCATTTGTCGCCGCCTTCGAGGACGCAGGCGAGCCTGACCAGCGCGTCATCGACGACTATCTGAGAAAGACGCACAAGCCCATGCATCCCCCAAAGCACGAAGGCATCCGGCGCTACTACTATCTGCTCGCCGATAATCCTCGCGTGCGCCTCGGAACTCTCGGCATGTCGCTCGCGGAATTTGCCGGCAAATCCGCAAAGATTATCGTTGGCACCAACGAGATCATTGGCGAGTTCGAGGGAAACCGCGCCTTCATCGGTCACATGGGACTCAAGCTCCAATGCGAGCCGATAGCATGGCTGCGAGGCCACGCAGATCGAGAATTCGCAACCGGGAGCCTCGCGCTCGCTGAAATCTCTGAGCAGATCCTTGATCTACGCAAGATCAAAGAAAGCCAGCGCAGGACCAGGCGGCGCTACGAGTGGAAGTAACGGATACACAAAACAGCCCTGGATCTCGATGAGATCCAGGGCTGTTCTTTGTGTACTCATGGCTGATACAGCGTCGCGGCAACACTTCCATCGCGACTACACGCGCCACTAACGCCGCCGCTATGGCTGTAGAGGCCGTTCGCGCACTCGACGACATAGCCGCGATCAGCTGTCCAGAAGTCGCTGACGCAACTGAAGTATTGCCCGTCGCAGAACTGGGCAGGCGGGTTTGTAATCACCTGGCGCGCCATCGGGCCACTGAACGTATAGCACCAGGGATTACCATTGACCGCGTTGGCACACGGCGAAGGCGAAGGTTGTGATGGCGGCTGTGTGGGCGGCGTCGATTGCGTTGGATTCGTCGCAGGCGGCTGTGTTGGTTGTGGAGGCGATGCCGGCTGTGTATGCGATGTCGAGGGCTGTGCTGTGGCTTGCGGTGAAGGCGCCTTGATCGCCGTGGCCGCCGGCGATAGCGCAGCGTCTGACATCGCGCCTCGCGTGGTCGTGGCCGTCGAGACTTGCGCGGCGTTTGATGGCGCGCGAGGACTCGTGAGCACAGCGATGTCCACCGCAACGACGACGAGGAAGATCAGGCAAGCCGCGCCGAGCAGGATATCCTCTGGGAACAAGGGCCGCTTTGGAGGCCAGGGATTCACGCTGCACCTCCGCTAATTCTTGCGCAGCGTCAAGATCGCTGGCAGCCGATCAAACATCATGACGCCCACAGGAATCAGTACGAGCGTCGCACAGCACACATATGCGGCGATAGCCCAGAGGTAGCCAAGCCAGCAGCCAATGCAGACATAGTAGAGCGCACGGAGCAAGAAGTTGCGCTGCTGCGTGGCGCCAATGTTGACGTTGACATGCATCGTTTGTATGGCTCCCGGTGGCATCCAGGGAACTGCGCCGGGGAACTGCGCCTGCGTCGTGGCGACGTTGATTTTTGTCGTTTGCCCAGGCTGGCGAAGTGTCATGATGCGCGGCAAGCGATTGAGCATATAGAGGCCCAGTGGCAGCGTTACGATGCCTGCGCAGAACGCATAGCCGATATGCAGCCACAGCAAGCCGAGCCAGGAACCGATAAAGATGAAATACAGCGCTCGCACAACGAAACCATGCCCGCGCGGACCGGCCACGCTCACATTGATGCTTTGTTGCATCATCTGGGGCGCTGCCATGTAGGGCGGCATGAACTGCGGCGGCTGACCAGGATAGGGCATGGATGGCTGCGCTTGCGCTGGTAGCGGATACGAGGAGATCGGCGGAGGCGGCGGCGGATAGGCGGCATAGGGCTGTGATGGATAGGGCTGGGATGGCGGCTGAAAGAGCGATGAAGACGGCGGAGTATTCCATTGATTCATAGTGTTATCCCTCTCTTATCATTGAAAAATCATACATTGATCTGATTCAATGACGAACAGATCAATCAGGGATAACACCGCCTGCCCGCATTACTCACTGCACATGCAAGAGCCGCAGCAAGAGGTCAAGGGCGGAGAGGCCAATCGCGGCATAGCTCGCCAGTTGCGTCGCGCGCAGCCAGGCGCGGTCAGTCGCTGAAAGCTGTGCTTGCTGCTGCTCTTTCAGCTTATCTTCGATGACCTTATCCATTGCATCGAGTTTGGCATCAATGCGATGCCAGCTCTGGGTCCCCATGTCGATAAGCTTTTTGAACTCGTCTTCGGTATCCTTGCGCAGTTCCCGGACGGCCATATCGAGGGCCATACAGCGATCAACCACCGCCGCATGCCGCGCCTCGTAGGATGCCCGGTCCACAAAGCCCCCAACGATCTCACCGCGCAACTTTTCGAGATCGGTGCGTGTCACACGGTCCTGGTTCAAGCTGTCCACCTTGGTCTCAAGGATCTGGAGCTTGGAGATCAGCGGATTAATCGTGGATTGCATGAGGGTGGCGAGTGCGGAGAGATCGTCGCCGCGATGCTGTGGAGGCATAGGAGTATCCTTATGTCAATGTGATCGTATAATCCGATGTTATGGCATTGGCGCTCGTTTTCGTATATGAATAGATCATATGCGTCATTAAAACACCGCTCCCCAGCGTCGAGGTCGCATTGTTGCCCCATAGCCCGGCATTCGTGTACGTGCCATTGGCCTGCGCTGTCGTGAAATTCGTCGAGACCGTGACCGCATTGCCGACGATGGAGTACGACGCCGGCTGCGCGCGGAACAGTTCGCCGGCAATCGAAGAATCCGAGGGCGTCACCGTGTAGATCGCGCCAGTGCCGACGGCATAGTACTGCGCAAAGGCATTCGTCGAGCCGCTAGAGCCGACGAAGTTGAGGAGCTGCGTGCGCCCGGCATTCATCAGCATATTGCGCGTCTCGACGACCAGCCTCGCTTCGCGTTCCTTCTCAGCAAGCGAAAAGCGCCGCCACCAGCGCTGAAAATCAGCATCGAGGAGCTGTGCATCGCTGAGTTCGTAGACGCGCACAACGCCTTCAAAGTGGATATTGTTGCTCATAGAGGCCCTTCGCTTAGGTGTGGATGTTGAGGCTGTCGGTGTAGCTCACGCTGTCAATCATCGTCAAATTCGTTTGCAACACGGGGTCAGCAGGGTTGTGATCGACGCGGTTAATGGCCTTCTGCGTGTTCCTGAAGAAATCGACGAAATCATCGATGTAGGTCCCGGCCTCGACCTCGTACTCATTGATGGCGTTGCCAAGATAGCGCGCGGTGACTTTCTGGACGGCATAATGCGCGCGGTTCAAGCCGTCCTGGGCGCTGGTAAGTTCAATGACCTGGCCTGGCAGCACCAATTTTTGTGTTTTGAATTTCACCGTGATACGCGGCAATTCATAGCTTTGGAGCTGCGCTTCGCCGGCGGCCACCGCTGCGGCAACGCTGGTGAGGTTGCTATCATTGAGCTTTGAATACAAAGGCCGGCCATACTGCGCGATGCTATCCGGGCTACGCACCTCGACATAGGTATCCTGGTCGTAGGTGTAGGTCACGCTGATCTGTGTGCCAGCGGAAACATTGTCAGTAGAGTTCCAGATGTAGATCATGCCGAGCGGGCCAGTCGGATTGCTGCCAAGATTGCACAGAAGCGGCGCAGAATTTGAGCCGGCATTGGTGTCTTCGCCGCATTGCAGCACCGTCGAGCCGAACTTGATCTGCGTCGGGACCGCGTTGGGAACGTGGAACAGCACAAAGTAATACGTCTTGCCGCCCGTTACGCCCTCGGTGTGCGATCCATCCTGCGCATGCCAGGTCTCTGTGACCTGCACCGAAACCGTCGCCCCCAGCACGCGCAGCGCATTCTGAATTTGCGAGCCATCGTATTCAATGCTGTAGTCATAGTAGGCAAAGGTCGTGACGTTATCAGGGCTATCGCTGAATCCATATGGCGCGGCGTTATAGAACGGCGGATAGTAGAACACATTGTAATAATTATCGATGCCTGCCAGGAAGCCGGTGATGGCTGTGAGCGCATTGATGACTTCTCTGAGCGTGTTGTCGGCGAACTGGATCGCCGCAATGTTGGCGCCGGCGTAGCAAATCGGCACATTGCGATACGCGAGCGACTGCGGCGTATTGCTTTGCAGGCTGGGCGTTGCTGCGTAGATATTGCCGCTCTGCGTCAAGGAATTGACAATGCCGGTGATGATCGCCTGGTCGGTCTGGTTGGTGTAGCTCGCGTTGACCAGCGTGATATTTTCCATGAGGCCGTCTAAACCCGTCGCCTCCACGTCGTAGATCCTCGTTGTGCCAAGATACGACACCGTGAGATGTGAGATATAGCCGCAAAAGACGCGATCCATGCGGCAGGCCGTGCCATCAGGGAGCGTGATGCTGTCTGATTGCAGAAAGTCGCAGATCGGCGATGGATAGCTATAGATGCCAGGGAACCACATCGGCTCAAGCTGGAGCGCTGTGAAGGTCACGGTGCCGGAGTTCGTCGATGAGAGCGTTCCGCCACCAAAGACGGCCTGGAGCTGCACGACGCCTGCTGGTGCTGTGCCCTGCACAGAAAAGCGCTGCGCCCCGTTGGTTGAGGTGATCTGGCTGCTCGTTGCGCTCGCGATGATGCTCCCGGAGACATCGAGGAAAGCGATTTGCAGTTCCGCGTAGGCATTGACCAGCGGCGCGGTGACGTTGATCGTCGCCGACAGGCAATACTGCTGCCCTGCCACCGCATAGTTCGTCGCAGCGAGACCCACGTTCGTGATCGTCTGCGCCGCGAGCGCGGTGCCGACGGCATTGTTGCTAAAGGTCAGCGTTGCGACGGCTGCGGCTCCGTAGACGCCATTGCTCGGATAGCTGCCATTGGGGTAGGTGATGAGGCCAGTGAGCGTCCCGACATCATGCCAGCTCTGTGCGCCAAAATTGAAATTATTATCGCCAAGATAATTATGCGTCGGCACACTCACCATGAGCGTCGGGATATCGTTGCTGGTCGCCGAAAATGCCGTGTAGATCGAGGATGATGCGCCGCTAAACGTGTCATTGCGCAGGCCGACCTGGCCTGTTGCGAGCGGCTGTGTATCGACATAGCTGATCTTTTGTACGCCATCGAAGCTGACGAGAATCGAGGTATTCGTGCCATCGTAGGCGGCGCTGACGGAGACGGTGTGCGAGGTGCCGCGCGTAAAGCTGATCGCGACATTCGATGGCCCGATAGTGCTGCGCACGCCATTCACTGTTTTGAAGAGTTGCAAGGAATTCGGCACTGGCGAACTGGCATCGCGCACCGCAAGCTCATAGTAATCGCTGGTATCAACGACGTTCCACGCAAGGCCGCCGAAGTCACTCTGCGTCATGGTGCAGCTTAGTGAGACGCTCTGCGCCATCCAGTTGTTGTACAGAAGCAGCGCCGATGCGCCGCCGCTCGCCGTGATATTGGCCGGCGATGTGGCGCCGTAGCCTGGCGTATCGACTTCGAGGTCCTGGGCGACACCGGAGGATGTTGAACTGACGCTGAAGGCGATGTTGCGCGAGGAGCCTGGTGCAGCATTCAGGAAGGCATCGACATAGATCTTGTCGCCAGTGCTAAAGCTCACCCCTGCAATGCCAGTGACCGAACTGCTCTTGGCAGTGGCTGTCGTCGTGATCGTAAATGATGATGTCGTGGCACTCGTGATCGCGGTATAGACGCCGGAGCTTGAGCGTTTGTAGACGCGAATGGTGAGCGTCGCCGGGCCAAGCGTACCAGAGCCTACCGCGAGTTTCCCGATGAAGGTGTAATTGCCACTAGAGAGGCTCTGTCCCTCTAAGCTTGTGGTATCGAACAGCCAGCCTTTGCCTGTCGGTGCTGGCAAGCTCCCCACAGCCGTCGAGGTACCCCCTAATCCAAGCAGTTCATAGTAGCCGTTGCCGGCGTTGATCGTCGTCGTGACCGATGAGGCAGCGCCCCCTGTCGTTGATGCGAGTTTTGCTGCTGTGGTGAGCGTCGAGGATGTCGCGGTTGTGCCATAGAGCGAAAGCGCAGTCCCTCCGCTGCCCGCATTGTATGTCCAGGTCGCAGGGTTGCCACTGGGGTTATTCGTTGAGGTCCAGTTCGCCGCGAGGTCGTTGGTCGTCAGCGCCTCGTTGATCGGCTGTGGAACGGTGCCTGACGGCGTGAGCGCAACATTCTCATCGACAATGATGACTTCATCGAGGCAATGCAGCGCGATCTGGCTGCCTGGATCGCGCACCTGGAAGGTTGCCTTGCCAACAGGATCGCCAGCAACGCCTTCGATATCGATGGATTCGGCGGGCACATTGGAGGTGCGGTCTTGCTTTGCCACCAGGGTATACATCAGTGCCCTCCCGACGTGTAGCGCGGCGCTATCGACTGCTGGCGCAGCATCTTCGCTAGCTCGCGCTTTGCGACCTCAGCGACTTTTTTGCCGTGCTGCTCAGCATCGCGATCTGAGGTATTCAAGTGGACATGGATCGCGCCGACGGTGACCGACTGCGATGGCTGCGCATACGGGGTGTTCATCGAGAAGTAGCCAGTTCCCGTCGCGTAATCAGGGAGTTCGATGCCATTGACAATGCTGGCCTGGCTGGCCCAGGGGTTCGCAGCGGCGGCGATCTGTCCTGCTGCGGCGTTGATGTAGCTGATGTGCTCGGTCATGCTGTGCGCGATGGTCTTCACAAGGTTGCCGCCCCATTTATCAGAGGAGGCGCCAGGACCTTTCTTCGTTGGCGAAGCCCAGTGGAGATAGTTGGCGATGGTCTGCGCGACATTCGAGGCTGCCTGCGCAACATTGCCCAGCATTGAATTGATGCCATTAATGATATTGCCAATGAGATTGCGGCCCCAGTTCGTCGCGTCACTCAGAAGATTGTTGAAAGTCGTGGTCATCCAATCGACCAGCTTTTGGAGCGTCTGTGGCCCGGCGGTGATAAGCGTTGTAAACCATTGCAGAATGCCGTTCACGAGGTCAGGGATGATGGAGTGTCCGACGAGCGCATTGTAGAGGTTTTGGAAGTAGGTGATGATCGTCGAGATGAAGCCCCAGATGAGGCCCTTGACCAGCCCGATGCCGGCATTGATGATGCCCTCTATCGTGTTCCATGCGCCCTCCACGATAAGGACCATACCACTCCACATCGTTTTGAGATCGTCACCTAGCTTGCTCCAGTTGCCGCTGAAAAGGTCAATGATGAACTGGAAAAAGCCGATGAAAAACGTGATAAGGCCAGAGAAAATCTGAATCACGCCGCCGACTGCCTGGATCATACCAGAGATAAAGCCAGCCAGGCCGCGTAGCACGCCGCCGATGACGCCGAGGAGAATCCCCAGCGCTGCAAGCAGAATCCCGCCGAGCACGATAGCCATATCTCTGAGCGTGGGAAGCAGAGGTTGTATCGCCTGCCAGAGTTGCTTGAACGCCGGCATAATCTGTGTCTGCACCGTCTGAGCAAGCTGGCGGAACACTGGCGCGAGCGTCTTTCCGATGATGGTGAAGACCGTCGAGAGGACAGCAATGACGATCTTCACGACGCCAATAAAGCCCTGCCACATCGCAGCCAGGCCGCCGCCCTTTGTCAGCCAGGTCCCGATGGCTTGCCCCACTTTCAGCGCATCCCCGGCAAGCTCCTTGAACATAGTGAAGGCAGGGGAGAGCGCCTGCCATACCTGTTTCAGCGATGGGATAAGCTCGCTCTGCACAACCTGCCACACGGAGATCGCGCCATCCTTGATGCTCTTCCAGGCCGGCGCAAGGCGACTCAGAGCCACGCTCACATCTTTGGTGATCGGCGAAACCATCTCTGTCAGGCGCTGCTTCGCCTGGTCCACGCCATGCTTCACAGAATCGCTGATCTGCTTGCCAATATCAGGCACTTTGATCTGCGAGAGCTGCTTTGCGGCATTGCTCGCAGTGCCGAGCGCTCCGCCTGCGCCGCCGCCTTTGGCACGCGAGGAGAGCGCTTTGGTGTTCGCTTTCAGCGCTTCCAGGTGGAGCTTCTGCTCCTGCAATGCCAGCTTCTGTGCATCGACGCTCTTTGTGAGTGCGAGCTTGTTCTGGTCCAGGGCCAGTTTATGCTCTTGCAAGGCGACCTTCGTGCGATCCAGTGCGAGCTTCTGCTGATCGAGGCTTTTCGTGAAGGCGAATTTGTGCTGATCGAGGGCCAGTTTCTGCTCCGAGAGCGCAAGCCGTGCCTGCGCTAAGGCCGAGGTGTTGCTATGCAGCGCGCTGGTAAGCCTTGAGTGCGCAGATCCGGCGCCAGACGAGGCGAGCGAAACGGTAGCGAGCACGCCGTTTGAGTTGGGGCCATTGCTGGCACTGCTCGTCTGCGCAGCCTGCACTTCTGCATCGCGGTCCTGCTCGGCTCGCCGCCTGCCTCGCCGCTTTGCATCATCTTTGTCATGGAGCTTGCCGAAATGCTTCGTGACGTGGCTGATCGCGTCGTCCATATCGCGGTCCGCGCCCGCACGGATCCCATCAGCAAAGCCCTTGACCATCGCCGGGCCCCAGGACATCAAATTGCGCCCAGGGCCACGCTTCGACGGGCTAGCAAAACCGATGAAATCAGCGATGCTCTGCGCGACCTGGTTCATGATGCTTTCAAGATCGCCGATGAGGGATTCGATGCCGGCGATGAAGCCCGCCATGACGTTCTGGCCCCACGTCTGCGCCTGGGAAGCTAAGTTGTCGAAGATCGGGGCAATGGCCGCGCCGACTTGTTGCAAAACACTCCATGCCTGCTGAAACAGGCCAAAGAGCCATTGCAGGACGGTGCCGACGGCGGAAAGCGCGTTGCCAATGATATTGCTCTGCGATACCCAGTTGGCAAAGCCGACAATGACCGGCGTGATCGCTGCGGCAATCTTTGTGAGTCCGGGAAGTAATTGCTGACCGATGTTGATGAGGAGGACCTGGAGCGCCTGCTTTGCCCGGTCTAGTTGGAAGTTGAAATTTTGCTGAACAAGATCCCACCCGAGCACGCCGTTCTTCGCGCCAGCCATCGCCGCTGTGACCTTCTCAATGTTTGCCTCGGTTTGCTTGAGGCTGTCGCCGGTGAGTTGGGCCGCGAGCTTGAAGCCCATGATACCGCCGGTAATGTTCTTGAGCGCTGTTTCATACTGGACCGATCCAGCCGGGAACTTCTTCCCCACGGCGTCCTCGATCATTTGCAGCGCCTCCGGCAGCCCTTGATGGACGAGGGCGTCCTTCACCTGCTGCGCAGATAAGCCCACCGCATCCATCGATTTGACAGCAACTCCAGAGGGCGATGAAAGCGCGAGGAGCACATGGGCTAAATTCATCGCTGCCTGTCGCGAGGTCATGCCGGCATTGGTCATGGTATCCATCGCGCCGGCCACTTGCGGAAACGAGATGCCCAGGGATGACGCAATCGGCAGCACCGCGCCCATGCTTGACGACAGCTCCTGCAAGCTCGTTTTGCCGTTCTGGACGGTGGCGATGAGGCCGTTCATCGCCTGCGTTGAGGACAGGGTCGCTGCGGCGGCATTCGAGGTATCCATGTGATAGTCGGTGAGCACCGTCGTGAGCGCCTTGCTGACGGTGGTAAGGTCGGCGTTCTCTGATTTTGCGCCCTCCGCCGCCACACGAAGCGTCGCGAGTGCGGAGGCTGCATGGATGCCGCTGCTCTCCACGTAGTACATGCCCGCCGCGAGCTGATCGGTGGAAGTTCCAGTATCGACGGCGATCTGCTTGATGCCATTGCTGATGAGCTGGAGATTGTTGCTGTTCTCGCCAGCGCTGGTGACAAGTTTTGTCATCGAAGCCTGGAAATCGCCGGCAGCTTTGACCGCACCGACGCCAATGCCAACGACAGCCGTACCGACAGCCGCGACAGCGCCGAGCACGTTGCCAGAACCGAGATCGGAGATCGCGGTGCCGACATTGCGCAGGATCGCGCTCGCCGAATCTTGAGCGTTGATGAGGATGTTCAGCGCGAGATCAGACATGCAGTGACTTTCAGCGAGAATTCAAAAGTGGTCAAGGAAAGTGTTGACAAGTAAGCGCCATTGATATACAATATGTATATACAAACGTTACTACAAACAAGGAGATGTAAGGCAATGGCAAAATACATGGTAATTCACAGTTGCAGCCATAGTGAGCAGGTTGAACTTTATGGCAAAGAGGCTGAGCGAGAGCGTAAGATCACCTGGCTACAAAGAGAGCCTTGTTCTGCATGCAAACGCAGTGAGCAGGTGGCACGAGCCAGCGCACAGGCAGCAGAGTTGGGGCTGGCCGCGTTGATTGGCTCAGAGAAGCAAATCGCCTGGGCCGCGACCATTCGCCAGGAATTTGTGAATGAGTTCGAGCGCCGCTTTGCGCAGGCACAAGGAAGCCCGGAGGAGGCAGTGCGGGCGAGGACTACATTCATGGCGATCATCAACCGTCGTAGCGATGCTCGTTTCTGGATCGATCATCGTAGCGAGGGTATCAGAATCTTCGCAGAGGAATGGGAGGCGGCGTATGCCAAGTAAAGGATACTTGCTGGGCAAGCTTTTTGCTCAGCTCGAACGCGAGGGTGCAGTGCATACGCAGGATTACCAGGTTGCCAGCATGAGTCCAACGCAGATCATTGTTCCTGCCTTGCCTCGCCTCGCCGAGATGGGGAAAGCTGATACCATCATCGACGTGATGAATACGCTGCCGATGGATGCCTTTGATGGGCAGCCCTTGTCACCATCCGACCAGGCGGATTTTCCACTGGGCTACTATCAGGAAAAAGCGAAGTCTCTTTCAAAGGTGGCGATGCTAGAAGAGACACAATTTACTGCTCAACTGCTTATACGCCTTGAGCCATCGCTCAAAGAGTGGGTACTCAAGCGAGGAGGATCAAAATTTGTCCGCGAATTACTGCGCAGAGAGCGGGCAAAGGAGATCTCATCATGAGCTATGTTTACACCATTGCAGATCCTAATGGCAACGTGTTCTATGTTGGCAAAGGTTCTGGCTGTGGATATCTTGGTCGCATCCGTTCTCATCTTTATGCCGCCAGGGGCAATCACAGCCAGCAGGAGCGGTACAGGGTCATCCGTAATATCTGGGCGCAAGGCGGCGAGCCTATCGTGACTATTATTCCAATTCATGACGATGCGCAACGAGATCCATCGATGATCTATAGGCTTGAGAGGCAGTTCATTGACTTCTATGGCGGCTATGCTCATCTCACAAATCGCCCTGGCGGTGGTGAGATGAAGCATATGGAAAAAATCATCCGCCTCGGCGCATAGCTCCGCCATCCATGCCCCGGCAATACAAGCCGGGGCATTTTTGTGTGTCTGGAACTATCGAGGAGTATCGAGGGCGTAGCGTTCTTCGGAGGCGCGGTCTGACTCAGCTTTGCGCCGGGCCAGCCATACAAGTCTCTGCTCTTCGACAACGATGGCCGGCGCGCTTTGATAGCTCTGCCAGCCGCCGAAAAGCTCGATCATTGCTGATTCGATAATGGCGGCGGGAACTATGCGGGACTTGCCGGCGAACCAGGCGTAGCAGTCATCGAAGAGGCTTTTTTTTCGGCCTCACTCATCGGCGCATTGAGGGCGTTGATTTCGCTGTAAATGTAGTCAGCGTCCTCTGGCGCGAGATCCTTGATTGACTGCTCATTGAGTGGCAGCGCGCGGCCATGCTCATCAGTGAGTGTCCAGGACTGTATTGCTCTGAGCATCGTCAGCCGACGTGAGGTGCCGAGCTTCAAGGCCATCGAGGCGTTCTTCGCGTCTCCTGCGATCATTTCGCTGAGATTATCCTGAATGACTTCGTTGTCTTCTTCTCTGAGGGGCCGGATAATGACGACTTCATGGCTGTCCCACCAGTCGGCGTGGATTTCTTTGGGGGCGAAGGTTCTGCGTCGGGGCATAGGGTACTCTGCTTTCATTGAAGTAATGGCAACCGCGACGTTATCCGGTGTTTCGACATCGCATGCATCGGCCTGTGGAGCTAATCGAGGAATGACGCGGTTGCCAGAATGAACATTGCAATTTCCAGAATGAACCGTACTACGTCGTGGCGTATGCTGGACTTGCTTGATTTATCACCTCTAAGCGCATCGCATAGCCCAGCGTCGGCTCGTACTCGGCAATCCCTGAAATCTTCGCTTCGACCTTCTCTTTGCTGCGATCCTCGTCGAAGGTGCTGTATTTCGCTGGCAGCGTGAAACTCCATGATTTGTAGTAGAGCGTGCCGCCGACATTGCCGATGTAACCATACTGCTGATTGGCGAATTTGATGCCGAGAAGCTGCTTCTGATTCTGGCGGAACTGCTCGTACTGCACGACATCGCGGAAATCGATCTGACCGTCGAATTTCACATCGACTTTGGGACCATCCTGGTAGACGCGATCATAGACCTGCTGCGCTTTGGCAACGAAGGTCGGCGTGAGGCCAGTGCTGATCGTGAGCTTCAAGCTCATGAGGTCGTTGTAGATCGTCGTGAACGGCGTCGATCCCAGCGGATCAAGGTAAATCTGCGCAGGCCACGATGCATACGGCATGTCGTAGGGCTGGCCGAGGCTGGGCAGCAGGGACTGTGTGAGCGGCGAGGTCGCGCGATTGCCGAGGATCACCTGGTCCTGCGTCACAGCCTTCATCACCAGCGACATTTCCTTTGTCACGTCATGATCGATCTCGACGCTTTCCAGGAAGCCGAAGGGGTACACACTGGAATCCGTGCCGGTGAAGATGCCGAAGGCTGCTGTGTAGAGGTTGCTGCCTGGCAGCGTAAACACCCAGTCGGTGCCGAAGATGCCACCGACGGCAACGCTGCCAGAGGTTAAGCCGGTGACGCTGATGCCGGACGCTGCGACGCTGGTGTAGACATTGCTGCTATAGAACGTCCCGGCGCCGCCAGGACAGACAACGGTCTCAGTGACAGCGCCGGCTGCCGTGGTGCCGGTGATGGTGATGGTGCCGTAGGCGCTGGTGCCGGTCACGGTAAACACCAGCATCATCCCTGGTGATGTCGGCTGCGTCGTGAGCGAGAGCGGCGATCCACTCACAGCGGTTGCCGACAAGAGCGATGTCGGCGTCGATGGGATCGTTGTCACCGTTGGATTGTTATTGACGGCCATGAGCGCCAGCCAGAGATCGGTGTCCGGGTAAAATGCTGAGTCCAGCTTCGAGAGCGTGACGTGCTTGTTGAGCTGATTGTATCGAAAGTGGCCGTAGGCGATGCCGCGATGGTCGGCGGGGTCATGATAATCAAATTTTTCGTTGACCTCGAAGGTGACGGGGACGAGCTTTGTGCCCTGGATGACCCCGTAGATCGTGATGGTTGCGTTGGTCAGGCCAGTCGTGGTGATACCATTGGCGTTCACGGTGTTATAGCTGGCCGCCGTGCAGTACACGGTCTGCGCCTGGTTCGCTGTCGCAGCGTTGATCGTCGGTGTGGTCTCGCTGACCGCCGTTGTACCATCGGCCTTTTTGCCGGCGATGGTCACAGTACCGCTCGCCGTGGCTCCTGCAATGACGATCATGAGGTGCATATGGCCGGCAGGGACTATCGAGGATGGCTGCGTCGTCAGGCTCATCGAGGCCGCGACGGTGGTGGCCGGGAGAAGGACCTGGCGGCCCTGGTTCGTCGTCGGTTCCAAAGCAAGCGCTAAGGTTCCTCGTGCTACTGATCCCATTGAGATCTCCTATGGGGCTATGTGGTGTGGGGATAATCGGTGGAAGGACTAAGATTGCGAGGTTTTGCGCTCTTTGCGCGGGGCTTCCCGCGGCTGCTCTGTCATCGAAGATGCCGCTGGCTGCTCATCGCTGAATAGGCTTCCCAGCGGTACGACCTCGATGATTTCTCCGGCGTCACCCAGCTTTACGCGGCAATTGCCGCCGGCTGCGCTCGCTGGGATGCCAGGATGGAAGCCGCCGCCTTCGATGGTGATGATCTTCATAGAACTCCTTTAGATTGCCGCCACGGCGATGTTGTACTGGGCTGCGGCCTGGACCATGAGGTGATGCACGCGATAGATACGGCCCTGGGGATACACTTTATAGGCCGCTTTGTCTGGCTGCGGGAGCAGCGTGATATAGACGCCTGGCGTGGCGTTGAGGCTGATCTGAGCTAAGTAGATCGGAATGAGCACATCGCGCGCCGTCATCACTGCTTGCTCTGCTATCGTCGAGTCGCTCATATCGAAGCCGCTCTCAATGAGAAACACAGGCCGATCATCGACGCGCCAGCCGCTCGCATAGCGCTTCGTCGCGCCCTGGTCGAAGGTGATCGCGCAGAATGCTACAACATCAGTGGGATCTGTGACTGCGCCAACCTTGACCAGCGTATAGAGCGGCGCGCCGATCCCGATAGTCCACTGCACACCATTGATGCCATGATTTTTGAGGAACACAGCGCTAAACGTCGAGCCGGTCACGGCTGTAACCGTGACAATCTCCGGGTTCGTGACATCGACGCTGAGTTGCTGGCCGACGCTGATACCGAGCATCGACGCCGGCGTCACCGCTTGCGGGGATGGCGAAGCGGCGATGGGCGTCGAAGAGAAGCCCAGGAGCTGCGATGGCATACCGGCCTGTATCGCCTTGATGGCATTGGCAATCGCCGTGGTGTTTGGCGCGTTCATACGGCGCCCACCTTCGCTATCGCCATCTCTACAGCGTTCTGCACAGCGAGCAACGTCTGTGACATGGTGTTCGTGAGCGTATTGTTCAGATACATAATCCCCGGATCATAAGGAAAGTAGCGGCCCAGCGAATCCGTCATCCCACTGAATCCATACTCGCGGCGCCAGGCATGGGGCGCATCGTTTGAGAGGTAGCCCTGCACTGCATTGCCGCTCGTCGTCGGTCCTTGAATGGTAAAGCTGCCCTCTAAGTAGCCGCTGGGATTTGCGAAATGGTCATAGCAGAAGCCGATGGCTGTCGTTTCCATCGTTTGCAGGGAGGTCTCGATGGCTGGCTCAAGCTCTGCCTGCAAAGTTGGCAGCCAGTTCTGCATGGAGCGCGCGGCAGCCAGCGCCGCAGGATCGACCATAACGCTGAGGGTAAAGCTGCCAGTCATGGCGTGCTCACTTTCGTCTTCTCTGCGAGGACCTCGATGTGATCTTCATCGAAAACCTCTGGATTGCCGCTCGCGCGGTACTGCTCGCCGCTCACAATATCTGTCCAGAGATCGCCTTGCTGTACGAGGATATTGCCCAGCGCGTCGTAGACGGCGCCGAGCGTGAAGGCGAGATAAGAATTGTATGGTATGGCTCCCCCGCTGCCTGCGATGACGATGGGACTGATGTTGTCGAGGCGCAAATCGAGCGCAGGGTTGACGATGTTGCCAGCGCGCCTCACAGTGACGGTAATATCTTTTGCCATCGATGCTCCTAGAATGGCTTCTGCCGGTATGGTTCGAGGTTGCGATAGGCGCGCAGTGCGAGCAATGAAAGCCCAGAGGTGTCGCCGCGCAGCCTGGTCACGACGCGGCTCTTGCCCAGGCCGACCTCAGCGGCGCCCGTTGGATTACGCCGATCTGCAAGAAGATCGGAGGTCAGCCAGATCGCGGCCTGGCGCACATCGTAGGGCAAAGCGCCGTAAGTATAGCCTGCACTGTAGGTAATCTGCACATAGCCGGGCGTCGTTTGCCTCGCCGGCGGGCTAAAAATGCCCCAGAATGGCGTGCCGCTGGCCCCGCCCGTCGAAGTCATGTCAAGGAACTGTACGACCTGAGCATCGGCATCGATGTCGGCCTTCGATACGTCGAGGTTGACCGTTGTCTCTGTGAGCACAAGTGTTGCAGCGGAGATCGCTGTCACCGGGAAGCGTTTCGGGCGCAGCATCAAAGTGTAATCTCTGGTCACTGCGGCGCGCATCGAGCGCAGTGGCAGCATCTCATTGCTATACGATGCCTGTAAGAGCGGCTGCCGGCAATAGGCTTCGAGATCGGCGCTCGCGTTCCAGATCATTGAGGCTAAGCTGCCTTTGATGCCATCAGAGCAAATCGGCGTGCCGGCGCTGTGCGCGAAAATCGTTGCCGAGACCGTGATCGTCGAGGTAAGCGCATTGGCCTGGGCAGTCACTGTGACGATCTCGGAATTTGCGCCATCGAAGATGTACACCTGGTCGTACTGGTTGAGCTGCGAGACCAGCGGAGTAGACAGCGAGATCGACGTGGCGCCGGCGGAAACGTTGGTGCTCACTCGGCAAAGATTCCCGATGACCGTCGCGGTGTCGAGGCCGGGCGCTGCGCGCAGGTAGGCAAAGGGATCGATGTAGGTGTTCGTCATGGCTGAATCACCCACTTGATGTAGTCAGTCATAAACGGCGTGCTGCCATTAAAGTTGACCTTGATCCTGACATAGTACGTCCCCGGCACCGTCGGCACATCATTGGTGGCGAAGGCGTACTGCACAATCCCATCGGCGGCGTTGATGATCGTCCAGCCCCCATTGCCGACAGCGATCTGTGCAAAGTTTGCATTGTAGATGATAAAGGCAAGCTGGGAAGTCTGGACGCCGGCGAGATTAAGAGGCTGATTGTTGTCCTGGATGATCTGCACCGTCCAGAACGGTTCGAGCTGCCCTATGGCCCACATGATCGGCTGCTGCATATCATCGTCCTCCTCTGGTCGTGAGCTGTCCATCGCGCGCGCTTCCGACCAGGAAGCCATCGCGGCCCGTTGCCTGAATATCGCCATCGCGGCCTGTGGCGACAACGAGGAAGAGTGGCGGCGCGATGTAGGGGTTTGGCACAAACACAAAGCCATCGATGGCGGTGAGGGCATCGAGCGCGACCACGTTATCCTGGGCAAGCATCGCATCGAGGGCTGGCAATGCTTCGACGGGAACATAGAGCTTGCCATAGGCGATGTTGGTGCCGGGAATGAGCACATCGATGGAGGTAAGCACCGCGCTCATCGAGAGCGCGTCGAGAGCGCTGAGGGCGTCGCTGTATGTGCTGCTGCCTTGCGCGATGAGGAGATCGACGGCGGTCATCGCCTCCACTGGGATCGCCGCCGTGCTGTATGAGGCGCTGTCCGTCGGGGTGAGCGATGTGCTCGCCTGACTGCGCTGCGTCATCGTTGGCGCATCGAGGATCGTGAGCGCGTCGCTGTATGCTGTGGAGAGCTGCGCAAGGAAAGCATCAAGGACCGGCAACGATTCGGCGGCCTGCAATGTAGGTGCGTTGCCTACGCTATCGCTTGCCGTGAGCGCCTCGCTATAGGCGCTTGCCAGGCTTGCCATGAATGCATCGAGGGCGGCGAGTTGCTCTGTAGATATCGAGGTCGTGGCATAGCCCACGCTGTCAGTTGGCGGCACAGCATCGGCTACGCTGTAATCGATGGCAGGTATGAAGCTTTCGGCAAGTGGCAGGGATTCGGTCTCTGAAAGCGCCTCGATATATGCTGCCTGGTCGCCGGGCGGCAATGCATCCTGCGCAGAAAACAGCCCGGCAGAGCTATCAAGATCGATGACAGCAAGGCTTTCTACATCGGAGAGTTGCTGGATATCTCCAAAGAGATCAGCGGCTGCTATGGTCTCCGTAGCGTTATTCTGAGCCGTTCCTTGTGTAACATCGGCGATGCTCTGCGCATCTGTGGCCTGATAGTTTTCAGCGCTTCCCAGAACATCAGAGAGCGCCGCGACATCGACGGCGGTCACGCCTTCCATTGCGGCAAAAAGATCAAGGATGCTCTCGGCATCGATGCCCCACTGCTGCAAATTCCCAATATCGCCGGCGGAAAGACTCTCAATGAGTGCCGCACTGTCTGCGCTCGTCATGTTCTCGACGATGCCGGCGATATCAATGAGCGAAACAGAGCCTGTGGCGTTGTAGGCATCGCTTGCCGTGAGAGCATCGAGGAGCTGGCCGGCGATGAGAGCAATGAGCACATCGATGATGCCAGGCTGCTCGCTGTATTGGCTTTGCCCAGCTCCTAGCATGACATCGGAGGCCGGGATCTGCTCGCCTGCCTGCGCAATCTGCGTTTCAGCCTGGCTGTCACTGATAGCGCTCACATCGACGGGGGAATAGCTTTCAGCCGAAACGCTGCTATCCTGCACTGCGAGGATCTCTACAGCACTTTCCTGGTTCTGCCACTGCGCTGCCTCGACGATACTTTGCGAATCTGTGGCCGATACGCTGTCTGCATACGCTTCGAGATCAAGCGCGGAGAGTACATCCGTTGCCAGATATGCAACGATCCACGACGATTGATCGGCGATGACCAGCGCATCGAGGAACGCCATCAGATTCTGCGTCGTCGGCGAATAGGCAAAGCTATCGAAGGCTGTCAGCGCATCGAGCGGAATGTAGACATCACCGCCTGCCTGGCTGTCAATGATGGTGAGCAGATCAAGCCAGGCCTGACTTCCTGCTGTGCCAGCCAGGCTATCAAGGATATTCCCGGCATCAATGGGCTGATAGGTGTTGCCCTGCGCCATTGCATCGGCGGCCTGGAGTGCCTCGACGGGGATTGCCAGGGCCGCCCATGCACTGCTATCACTGATGTTCGCCATATCTATCCAGCTTTCGCTGTCTGTTGCGAGGAGGACATCGGCTACCGGGTAGGCTTCGACGGGGAACGTGATCGCAACTTGCGCAGAGCTATCGGCGGCGCTCAGCGTATCGGTGGGCAGCCCCTGCGCTGTTCCGAGGAGTGCATCGGCTGTCGCGAGGGCATCGGTGATCGATGCTCCCCCTGTGGCTGTGGGGGCATCGCTCGCTGTGAGGCCATCGGTAGGGAGGTCAACATAGGCGAAGGTATTGCTATCGGCGACAACCAGGCTGTCAGTGAAGCTCATCAGATTGTTCGTCGTGCCGGTCTGGTAGCCGGGCGTGTCCATCTCGACACGGCCAGCAAGGCCAGTCGTGGTCGATGACACCGAACAGTTGATTGACGACGTTGACGAGGTGCTATTGCTCGTAATGTCGAGCCATACATCGACATAGAGCTTATCGCCTGTCGAGAAGTTCATCGCTGAAAGCGAAGCGCTATTCAGCGTGAAGGTCGTCAATGTCGTATTGATCGTCGTGCTATTGCTGGTGAGGCTACCAATCGTGGTATACCCGGAGCTGGCATTCCACTTGCTGGCGCGCATCGTGATGGTGCAGACGATGCTGCCTGTGCTGACTGAGAGCCTGATCGACGCGCTCCACGTCCCGGCAATGATCTGCTGGCCCTCTAAGACAGTGCTGTCCAGCAGCCAGCCCAGCCCGCTCTGACTGCCAATGGAACTGCCGGCAGCCCAGGGATTGGAGGTGCCATCGACCTCGCCCCATCCCGTCGCGGTTCCGAGCTTGGTGCTGATATTGGCGCCAGTGCCGCCGGTGGCCGTGGCGAGCTGATAGGCCGTCGAGAGCGAAGTTGCCGAGGCATTGAGGCCATAGACCGATAACGCCGTCGTCATGGACTTCTCAGATCTTGATGGTCACAGAGGCCGTTATGTTATTTGAGGAGTCACAGCGCATCGGAGTGTTTATTTCATGCGCCACATAGTTATTCGTCGTTGCGCCAGAACTGACGTTTACTATCCAACAATCCGTGTAATTGCCGACAGCCGTGTTGCTTCCGCCGCTATTGGTAAACGTGAAGCTGACGAGGCAGGAGCGGTTGCCGGCGCCGCTCGTCTGTGTGAAGGTGAAGGCGCCGGTTGCAAGATTGCCGCTGTAGCTGGTGAGCGGCGTTGTCGCGTTGCCGGTGAGCTGGGTATTCGTCGGATTGTCAGTGACGTTTGGCTGTGGCACAACGGCGGTGCCAGCCGCATAGGTCGCGTTGCTGGTAAAGCTGGTCACAGAAATCGAGGTTGCACCCTGCGAGGCTAGCGCACTGGTCGTTACTGTCTGCGTCGAGCCGCCGCCGTACCCAATGGTAAGGTTGGTGCCGCTGGGGATCGCCGCTGGCAGCGCTGCGACTGCTAAGCTCGTGATGCCGGTCTGACCATTCGTTAAGCCCGTAGTCAGCGTCGTCGATCCGCTGTTATTGGTAATCAGCAGGTTGTTGAAGAGCGCCGGCAGCGTCGCCGATGAGGAGTTGATCGCGCGCTCTAACATGTTGATCGCGCCGTTGTCGGTGACGACGTTCTTGTTGACGACACGCTTCACAATCTCGCCGGTCTTCGGATTCCACTGCTTTATTTCCCAGATACCAGTGATGCGGCCATGCGTCTCCACCATGTCGCAGATTTCCAGGAAGCCACGTGGGCGCACCTGGGTCGTGCGCCAGTAATCGGGGATATTGATGAGTTCTTGCATCGATGAGGTCCTTTATGGGGGCAAAGAGATCGCAGCGCTATTCGAGGCCGCGCACGTCGATCTCTTTGATTTCAGAGGTATGCAGGAAGCGCCGTATGCCCTCGCGCGGGCCTGGTACTTCGATGAAGGCATCGGGGACATCGGGATCGATGAGCGCCTCGGCAACGGAGCGCGCCATGTCGATGTGGTACTCAAAGCCATTGCGCGCGCGCAGCGTCACGGCCAGGCGTGGCTCAGAGGCCGGCGGCGAGGACGATGTGGCCTGCATGGCTTTTGCCGGGCTTGTGGCGGCGGCTTCTGCGCTCACATTGCGCCGTTCATTCTGGATAGGTGATGCTTTCTCTGTGGATTCGGGAGTGCCTGGCACTGCTTTGGCTGGCTTCGTGTTCCTGGCTGCCATAGTCTTCTCCTCGACAGAGTGAGAATCATTCTCACTCTGTCAGTTGTGTGTATACGCAACTATGCAGCGCGATCAATGATACACGACGCCGTTTAAAATTCCCCAGCCACCGAGGAACTCGATACAGAGCGTTTCATCCACAAAATCTCCAAAGCCCCATTTTGTCGGGTTCTGCTGCGTCGGTGGATAATCGACGCCGTAGTAATCGCGGTTGTAAATCACGCGATACGGAGGCTTATTGTAGCCAGCGACGGGATAGGGAAATTCCAGGCTGCCAAAGATCATCGTGCCTTGTGCGAGGTAGGGCAGCGAGATGATCGTCGCGACGTTATTGGTGACTTCGTTGAGGATCTTCGCCACCCGGTAGCCGGCGATGAGGTTGTTCTGCTCGTTGAGGTTATCCGCTGTGACCACGACGCGCGTATTGCCGGCATTGCTGACGAGGTTGGTGATGGTGATGGCGTCGAGCGGGCTGACGAAGATGTAGCGAGGATCGGCGCGCGACGCAGTGAACATGTTGTAGAACTGGTTCTGAATATCGCTGAGTGCGAGGTAGCCAGTGGATGCTGCTGGCTGCGAGATCAGCGCCTTCAGGGCGCCCGTGCCGGTCACGATATTGTTGATGTTGCCGGCATTCGCGTAGATCATCGCCTGTACGCCCTGGAAGGTCAGCGGCTGCGAGGATGCGCCGAGGGCGACGGCGGCAGTGTTCGTCGCGGGAGGATTGGCACCGCTAGAGGTAAGGCTGGTCAATGTCGCGGCGAAGTTGCCAGTGGTTGGCGTTGCCGGCTGCACGGGGGTTGCGCCGCCCTGGAAATTGCCTGCGACCTGCTTCCACATGGCGCCGTTCGCGGGTTGCGTGGCGCCAGAGCCAACATAGACGTTGTAGCCGGCGGCATTCGGCACGGTAAAGAGCGTGAGGGCAATGCTGGAGGTGCTGCCACTCGTCGCAATCGGGCCGATGATCTTCGAGGCCAGAGACTCGCCGTTCGCGTTCGTCGCTGTGACCTGGATCCAGTACGAGCCGGCGGCAATCGTGCCGCCGGTGGAGGCAGCGGTAGCCAGTGGCGAGGGCGGCGCCCAGAGGTAATCGCTCATATTGATGAGCCAGTTTTCCTCGACGAGCTTCAAGGCGTAGAGGAGCTGCGCCGTGAGCAGTGCGCGCAGATCGCCTTCGAAGCTTTGACCGCGCCATTCGGCCTGGAAGGTCAGGCTATCCTGGAGGCCGATGGTCTGAAACGTGTTCGACATCGGTACGACGTTGCGCGACACGAACTGCGGATTGCCACCGTCATCAACGGCGCCGATGACGCTCTGTGGACCGTTACCGCCGAAGAGGTCCGTGACCGCTTTCCAGTGGTGGGTGTCGATGCCCACGCCCTGCTCACGCGGTGTCATGTTGAGGAGCGGCGTGAGGTAGGGAACGAGCATCGCTGCCGGCGCCTGCAAATCGTAGCCCAGGAAGCCCGTTGCGAGGTTGGTTCCGGCGCGGGTAATATCGGCCTGGCTATTCTTGACAAGATCGATGGTTGCCTGGGAGAGATCGGATTTCGGATCGCTCACGTTGGGCGGCGTGGTATTGCGATAGATGTCGCCGACGGCTTGCCGATGCTCAGTGATCGGCGTTTGCGCGATGCTGGCATTGACAACTGGCGCAAAGGCATCGACCATCTGCGTTGCAAGCTGTGGATCGAGGCCGCGCACCCGTTCAATGAGCGCATCGTACTTCTGAGGGAGTTTCGGGGTGTTACTCAAGGAGGTCTCCATGATGAGGCTATGCTTAAGGCATTGCTAAACGGGGACGATCTGGGGGTATTTCCTATGCTTACAGCATAGTTAGCGGGGAATAGGACGCATGAGGCGAGCTGCGGCCTTCACCTGGTCCTGGGGATTGCTGGGAGGTGCGAAGCCAAGCTCAAGCGCGCGGCGCATAATCTCGGCGTCATCGGCGCTACGCGATGTCGCCTGTGTCGCGAGGCGTTTATCGACAGGCGCACCATGCAGTACCGGGCCGCCATCTGTAGGCTGCGCGGCGATCTTCTCAACGAGATCTTTGATCGCTTTAAGTTGCTCATCGATGCCATCGACGCGCCGCGTGATCTCTGGCGAATCCTCGGAACGCTGCGCATCAGCGGCGAGCAGGGCATTGACGCGGGCAGTCATGGGCGCCACCTGGTCGCGCAGGGCCTCACTGATTTCAGCACGCACAATGTCAGCGACCAGGCGCCGCATCGAAGCCGGCGACACATAGTTTGCGTCCATGTCGCCATCGTTGTCATCGGACCTTCCGATCTGGTTCAGCGCATCGATATGATCCTGGCACTCATCGCAGCCGCAGGTCTGGGCCGCCGCCATGTGGGCATTGTGCGCGTGGTCGCGCGCCATATGCATCGCAGCCCTGGTCTCGGCGCTGATTCTGGCGCCGGCACGCTCGACGCTCTCGGTAGTGGGCGGGGCTTGCGAGGGCTTCGCTGCTTTCTCCATTTCTGAGGCTGACGCGAGAACCGCGCTGGCTACGCCGTCGGCGCGCACAACTTCCACATTGCAGCCAGGGCAGGCAGGGTTGTCAACGAGGCTGAGTTCCACAGCATCATAGCGCTCAAGATACGGCAGCTCCTCGCCTTCAATGACGCGCGTCGTCCACTTGCCATTTTTGCCGCCGATAGAGAAGCCGGTGAGCGTGCCGTCGAGAACTTTGTGCCACGTATCCTCGGCGCCCTTCGAGATCATTGCACGCACAATGATGCGCTTATGCTCATCGTCAGGCGTGATCTCCAATGCGCGCCCGACGGCTTTCTTGGGATCATGCATCTCTCTGATATTGCCGCGCCATCGGTTGAACGCATCCTTGCTGGCCTCGTAGCCGATGACCGTGCGGTACGCGTCTTTGGTCTCGACGGTGGCGACACCGATCACCTCCCGGCGCTCTTGGTTGACCCTGATGATTGGCGCGTAGTAATGCACATCCGGGGCGGGCATCGTGCGCTCGATGAGTTCGCCGAGTGTCTCTTGTGCATCGGAGGTATCGGCGTGTTCATCAGTCTGGTCAGCGCGCTCAGAGGAATCTTTGTCCTCTTTGGCCGTATCAGGAAGCCCTGACTCAAGACCAAGACGCTTGGCGATGGACTTGATCTTGCGGCGCACAGCATCGGGGTTGTCAGCGTGGCCGGCAAGACGCCAGGCATCATTGACATCGCTGGCATCCTCGATTGGGTAGCTGCCATCTGGGCCGGCAAAGTTCTCCGGGTGTTCTTTGAGATAGGCTTCGCGTTTCGCAGTCGTCCACTTTGCCCGATAGATGTCATCGGGATCAAGGTGCTCTACAGGCTGCTTTGATTTCGTTGGGGGCATGTAGTTCTCCAGGGAAGGCTAGGTAGTACGGAAGTATGCGGGGAATCTATGCGGTTTCAGGCTCTTCAATGACCAGGCAGAGCACTGTGCTGCGGCCACAGAGTATATGCGCGCAGTACCTGTGATGTCCGTCCAGAAGTTCGTAGAGGCCGGGGTAGTACTTTGATGGCTGCACAGAGATGAGGCCCGGCGCATCGTCAGGGTATCTCTGCATGAGATCGATGTAATGCAGCAGCCGATCAGCGTAGCGCGGCTGACATTCAGTGACGTGTAGGGCGCTGATGGGAAGGCGCTCGATGCGAAGATGGCTGTGTTGCTTAATCATGTTGAGATTTCGTGGAAATTGCGGTATACTAGCGCCACCACGACGGAGGGGAAGCGATGTCCAAAGAGAGCAAGCGTGAACGCCGGCATTCGGAGAGGAATCGCCGCGCGGTGCAGCAACAAATCGAGGATCTCATGGCAAAAGCTTCGGCTCGCCCTGCAAGCGAGGATCGGCTAGGGATGGTCGGTCTCATGTCAGCGCTTCTCGCAGCAAAATTACAATCGCTGCTCCTCCAGGCGGAACAAAGTGATCAATAGGCCAGTGTCGTTCAATGGCAGGATATCGGGCATCCCAGCTCGGGAACGCGGGTTCAAGTCCCGTCCCCTGCTCTCAATGCCGCCGGCGTGACTGTGCAGCGACAGCGAGGATGCGCTGGCGGCGCTGTATCCCCTGACGGCCACTTCGCATCAATGGGCAGCGGCGACGCAGCAGCATTCTTCACACAGACCTCGCAGGGATCTCCGTCCGTCACCCAAGCAATCTTCGTCACACCCTGCGCTCGCAGTTCATCGAGGACTGCGCTTTCAACGGCGGCGTGGATCTCAGTCTCCGCGACCATTACTGCATACTGCATGCGCCACAAGTCGAGCTGATCTTGGGCCTCGTCGAGCGCGCCATCGGGATCGCTGATTTCTCCGCTATGGAAGATGGCATCGATAATCTGCTGTGCTTTGTCGTGGAGCTGCGTCATGATGCCGGAGACTGCTTGCACCGCTCTACCTGCGACGTTTTTGGCGGCGGAGATCAAGCCGCGCTCATCGATGCCGGTTGCGATTCGCCGGCCTTCATGCACAGCATCTTCTAACAATGTGCTCACAATGTCGAGCAATGTTTCTTGCGCCTGCTCATCGGGCATCTGCGCGCCATCGCTGCTGAGCTTCGTCTGGTCGATGAAGTCGCGGATCGCCTGCGCAAGCTGCACCTCCAGCGTAATCTGCTGCTGCGATGGGCGGCGCCAGGCGTCGCTGCGCTCTATACGCTGCGCATTGTCGCCCTCCGCATCATCTTCGCTATCTGGAGCAGATGATGGTTGCTTCGGTTTGCTTTGAGCGCGTTGCTTTCCGTTGCTTTCCGTTGCCTTTTTGGGTGGCGCCTGGTCGTCCCCCTGCTCATCATCGCCTGGCTGCTCTTTCGGTGGCCCACCTGGATTCTGCTGTGTGAATTGCAAGCCGGCGAGCTTTGCGTCATTGGCAGCTTTGCGTACCTGCGGATCGGCAGCGTCCTCTAAGAAGACAGGGCCATCTTTGGTGAGGACGTAATTGGGGATCTCAGGGCCGGTCCAGGGAATATTGAGTTGCCGTGCAGCCACCGTTGGCGATGTAATGCCGGCGCCAGTGAGCGCGACGTAGGACGCTGCCATTGCGTTGAAGTCTTCCGACTCTTCAAAGCCGCTCCATGAGACAACGAGGTCATTTTCGCCGAAGTATTCTCGCAGGACCTGCGTGAACAGCGTCGCATAGCGATCCATCAAGGGCTGCACCGCGCGACGATAAAAGACGTTTTCCTGGCTCTCACCGCTCGACTTGTTGACCGTCTCAGTGAAGCCGAGATCGGCCATCGTCATGCTGTAGCACGCGCAGGTCACATTGAACAAAAATCTGTCGAAGTCTGTCGTCGGGATCTCTTCGGAAAGCGGCGTATACTTTGAGCCTGGCTGCACGACCTTGACGCGCGATCTCGCCTGGTCGTTCCCTGCGAGCAGCGCATCCCAGAGCATTTGATAGGCAGCGAGCTGCTCTGGCGTCCATTGCGAGCCATCATCCGGCGGCTCTAAGAGGCCAGGCGGTACATTGCCCTCAGTGTAGTGCGAAAGATCTCTATTCTCTTTGCGCAGCGCCTGGTTGACTCTGAGAATGATACGCTCAACGCGGCTGAGGCCGAAGACGCTCTCTGTGCGCGTTGTTTCGCGCTGATAGAGCATCTCATCGCTGGAATACCAGCCGGCAGGGACGCCATAGACGAATTGCTGATAGGCAGGGAATGGCGGCGAGGGCCTGCGGCCTCTGGGATCGATCAGGGGTTTCACTGTGCTCCCATCGACCAGCTCCATTGAGTACAGCCCGCCGCCTCGATTCCGCCGCATATAGATCGCAACGGCATCGATTTGAAGCTGATCTCTGACTGCTGCGCGCAGCCACGACTTCAAATCATAGCCATTGCCGCGATCTGGCATGGCGAAGAAGTCGCTGTATTTCCTGATTCTGTCAGCGTACTTCTGCGTTGCGGCGCTCTTGCCCTGCTCGTTAATGATCTCATCGCGTGGCTTGATGACGAGATTGAGCTTTGCTACGGTGTCGAGCCATACTTGCTCGCAGAGTTGAATGCCATCATAGAGCGCAGCGAGGTTGCGCAGCGTCTCGAAGCTCGTCGCTTCGGTACTGCGCGGCTGCGAATAGATATTGTAGCCGACGGGATAGACGAACTGGCGAGGCCCTTGTGGCAATGCCATGCCAGGTTGAGGCGCAAGCGGCGCGCCGGGTGGGAACATCGGCGTGCCTTGCTTCGCCGGCGCCTGTTGCGCGACCATTTGGCTCCACAATGCCTCCTGGCGTGGGTTGCGCGGTACAGCGGGCGGCCCCATCATCGACGCAATGCGGCGCTCGATTGCGGCGTCAATGAGGCGGTCAATCTGCGCAGGGCTGATCTTTGGTTGTCGTCGAGATCGGCGTGACATAGAGGGGCTTTCGTGGAATAATCAGGGGAAAATAGCGAGGGGCGGCATGAGCAAAGAGCTATTCATGATCTGCATTGTCTGTGAGCGTGATGTTGCAGAGGCAGACGTTGCAGACAGCATACGGCCTGGCGATTGGGTGATTTGCCGTGAATGCGATAAGATCACGCCAGATCGGCGTCAGGCAGGGCAACACTGGATAAAGCGCTCGATTTGGCGCAGCGCTCAAACGACGCGCCTCAAAAGGTTCGAGGAGGCAACCAGGCTTGCCTTTGCATATCTGTCGTCTTACCTGGGTGATGACGACCTTGCACTGACCGACGAGGAACAGGCAATGATGAAGACGTTGAAAGAAGCGCTCGCCTGGGTGCAGCCATGAGACATCACCGCCCTCCCGGCTACTTCGGCCCGCCGCCTCTACGTTGCCCTTGCCTGCGCCGCGCAGGCTGTCGCTCCATACATATGCTGTGCAGCCCGGTGATAAAGCGATCATCGGCATGCACGGCGCGCAGTGGATCGAGGATGCACAGCGCTTCGTCGTAGTGCCGATAGGCAACGTGTGCGAGTGCCTGCATTTTCTTCACGGGCAGGGCAAAGGCGTCAAGGGCCTCCAATGGTTCGCTTTGCTCTAAGAGGGACGCTGCGACAATGGCGATGTCGCAATAGCCGAAGAAATAATGGCGAACGACGAGAGAAAGCGCGCAGACGGCTTTACATACCTCATCGGATTTCCACTGGCGCTTATGCAGCGCAACGGGATCGCAGTACTTACCGAGCAGTTCATCAAGAGCATTCATGCGTAGAGTATACTACGCATAGCTCGCCTGCCATGCGTAGGCAGAGTAGCGGCGTCGTGTGCCGAGAAGTACGCGGCGCCAGCATCACACCTCCGCAAAATCGCTGTGCTTCGCGAGCAGAAAATCATCGCTGACGTACTTGGCAATGGCGCGCCCAATGCGTGGATCCGTGCGCTCAATGAGCGGCTTCACCACGACGCCTTCGCGAAGATGATTCGAGCCGAGTGCCGTTTTGCCGCTGGCCTCCATGCGGATCTCATCGAGGTTGAAGGGATAGCCATAGGAGAGCATCGGCACCATCGCAACATCGTAGCGCACACAGAGCATGCGGAAGACATCGAACTCGACATAGCGGCCATCGATCATGAGATCGAATGCTCTGTAGCCAGCGTGGCCCGCATAGCCGTAATCTAAGCTCTGCACATCACTGCCCAGAATTTCGCCGTAGAGCACGACCTGGCGGTGATACGAAGCTAGCGCTGTAAGCAGCGCCTCGACACCTCGCTGTTTTCGTGGCGACCAGTAGAGCGCGTCACCTTCGCCACGGCGCACCCGGTGCGATCCTGCCATCCATTCGCCGTTGATGATGCCGATCCGCGAATTGGTGCCGTGCAGCTTCTCAGTGACGACGACCAGCTCGTCGGCGCCGAAGAGATCAGGGAAGTGGCGCAGGTTCTGAATGTGCGTGTACTCAGGGAAGAGCGGATTACCAGGGAGTGCATCAGGGTTGGCGACGAACTTTCCCTGCCCTCGCATCGCCTTCGCCCAGGCGGCCTCGCGTGTCGGTGGCTCCCACTTCGTCGCGCCGTAATACTCGGCGACGTTCTCACCGATCTGCCATGATTCATCCTCGCACGGCATGACCAGGCCGAACGATGGTTCGCCGCGCAGTCGCGTCGCTTTGATACGCTGCTTATCGAGATACTGCGTGATACCCCAGGAGTCGCTCTTGTCTTTGGGGAGCATCGTATCAGGAGGGAAATAGACCACTTTGTCGCCGACGTTATAGCGATCCTTCTGCACGACACACTGCCATCCCAAGACCTCAGCGATTTCGAGGGAATCGGCGTTACTGTGCGGCCTGATCTTTGAAATAGTGGTGACGGGGACGATGAGCGGGCCTGGCATGCGGCGTCCTCCGGTGCTGTTAAAAAGGATGTGATAATATAACCACAAAGATTACAAGGGAGTCGGCGAATGAGCGAGGAGCAGGCGCTGCAAGTCGCGCGGGCGGGCGAGGCCCTCACCGATGAGCATGAATATCGACAGGCGTATCGGCGTGCACGCGAGGTTCTCGAAGCAGGGCTGCCGATTCGCATTCGCGTTATCCAGAGATGGTTCGATGAGCACTATCCAGATCTCGGAGTCATCGTGACAGCGCAATTCATGCCTCTCCCGTGCGGCTTTACGGCGCGCATTGATACCACTATCACCAATCCAGAAGCGCTCTCATACCTCGATATCAATGCCATTTATCAGGAACTCGCCCTCTACCTTGCCAGCCTCGAATCTTAACGAGTCTTTAATAAGCCACGTCGCTAATAAAGAATCAGCGTCTTTCCTTGAATAGCGCAGCCTCTCCGCGCTTATCCCTGCGCTTCATGCTTCTCTAAGAGCGCAACGAGCATCGCGGTCTGCTGCGAAGTTGCGGCCTCCAGCGCGACCAGCTTATCGAGCTGCGCTGCGTTGACGTTATCCATTCTTGCAATGCGGCGCAAAATAACGGCGTCGCGCCTGGTCTGGCCGAACATCGCCAGGCCGACGATAGACTCGATCACAATGGCGAGGTACGACGCGCACAGATTCCACCAGGTGAGCACCGCGCCGCTCTGCGACAGCCAGAACACCGTTGACCAGGCGAGGAGCGTAAGCAGCGTCACGACGCCGAGGAAGGTCCAGCGCCGTATGATCGATTGCACCATCCACGATATGTACTCGCCGCGCGACAGCTCATCGTCGGTCACAGGATCGCGGTACTTCACTGCCTGTTCTCCTGCGCAAGCCGGTGCTGCTCATCGTCCCACAAGCGCTGCGCATACCAACGTTCTTGCGCAGCGCTTGTGCTCTTCGCCTCGCGTTCTCGCTGTACGCGGATCTGCTCAGCGCACTGTGCACACACATTGGTTCGGCGATATTCTTTCGGTGACGCCATGAAAACAGCGCCACACATCGCGCAGGCATGCCGATCTGCTGCCGGGCACTGACAGCGCTCGATGCGGTCCTTGAGGCCGACTTCAAACAGCGTCTGTGCTGCCAGAATGACAATCTTGCCGCAGCGCTGGCACGTCGTCTGCGCACGGGTCTCTCGCTGTAATCTGCGCATCGGCGCGGCGCGGCCTCGAATGTACTTCGCGAGCGCGCGGCGCTGTGCGCGGTTCAGGACAACGGGCGCATCGTGTTTGCGCGGCGTAATCAGTATTTTCGGCGGCATCGTTTCGGTTTTGACGTTAGATTTATTCCCATTGAGATCAGAGGAGGTCTCGGCATTCATAGCTCATCCTCCGCACGCAGCGCAGGCGTATGCTCTTCGATAGTCGTCGTGACCTCTACGTCATAATCGAGATCCTTGATGATCTCTTTCCATCGGCGCTGATATTCGGCGATCTGTTCATAGCTCCAGGTTGACATGTCGGTTGACACGACGATCCTGTGCGTCATCCTCGTCTTCATTGGCTGGCCTCGTCATGCTCTTTGAACTCGGCGCGCACCTGGTCGAGCAGCGCTGTTGCGCGGGCCTCCTCGTCTTCGTGAAGGACCTCGAAGCTGATCTTGAAGGTATCGGCGAAGCTGGCGAGCATGAAGGCTTTGTAGGCTTCGATTTGCGCCGGCGAAAAGTCGGTGACATTCGTCGCGAGCTTTGTGATGAGCGTTGTTTTCATCGGATCTCCTTGAAAATGGCGCCTGCTTGCTTGACACATTGACAGTGTTGAATTAAGCTGAACTTGGAAGAACGGTGATTAGTTGTACTTGGGACAGGTGCCTAGATGGATGAGTATTCCGGGATGCTCCAGGCTGTTCCAGACCGGCTTCGTGCGCTTGAAGAGTGCATTACCACCTGGCTTGCCACGAAAACGCGACGTTCTGGCAGTGAGAAGACGAAGACAGCCTATGAATGGACCATTCGAGAGTTTCGCGCCGCGTTGCAACGAGCTGGACGCGATCTCGACAGTGATGCTACACTGGTAGCGCGATTTGCTGAGACATGGGCATCGATAGGCCGCGATGGCCGCGCTATTGCGCCAGCAACGCATAATCAGCGCCTGGCGATACTCAGTAGCTTCTATCGCTATGCCAGAACCGGGAGGATCGTCGCCGTGAACCCTATTGACCTTGCAGAGCGTCGCCCACGCGTGAGCGTGCATGCGGCCCTCCCCATGACAAGCCAGGAGATTGCAGCGCGACTTGCCTTGATTGATCGCCGAACTCTTGCTGGCATGCGTGACTTCGCGCTGCTTTCCGTTGGATTTACGACCGGGCGACGCATCGGAGAGCTGGCGGCGATGCGCTATGGACATCTCTCAATTTCAGCGCGGCGCATCCTGGTTACATGGCCCCGCTGTAAGGGCGGCAAAGTGATGCACGATGTCTTGAAGCCGAAGACTGCAACTGCACTCATGGAATACCTTCACGCCGTCTATGGTGAAGCCTTGCTTTCCATCGAGAATGATTCGCCGATTTGGATTTCGCTTTCGCACAACAACTATGGCGGGCCGCTCTCATCACAGTCCATCTCCGATATCTGCGACAGGTATCTGGACGATCCGCGCGGTCATGTTCTGCGCCACTCGTTTGCGATCAATATGGAGAAGGCCGGCGCCTCACTCTCTGAAATCGGTGAACGCCTCGGTCACAATGACCTCAAAACCACCTCCATGTATATGAAGCAGCTCCACAGCGCTGAGAACCCCTACGGCGACAAACTCGAAGAAATGTTCGGGATCTAGGAACCACTCAGCAACTGCTTCGCCTCATCGAGCAGCGATACCGCCTGCGCGATCTGCGCGCTCGTTGGCCCTGATCCGCCTCCACTGTTCCCACCATTGCCGCCGTCGTTCCCATTATTCGGCGGTGGGTCGCTACTCGGCTGGCCGGCAATGTATGCCTTGAGACCGTTGTAGGCCACCGTCTTCGCGCCGCCTGCCTGGACCAGCGATGTGCCGTCAGGCGGGTTCGCAAAGCCGAGGGTAAAGACGTACATGCGTTGAACTCCGAGCTTTGCCGCCTGGTCGTAGCAATACTTCTCATATTGCCATTGCAGTTCAGGAGTGACGACGGTGCGCAATGCGCGGCCAAAGTTCGCCGTGGTGGCCCAGCCAAACTCTGTCACCCAGATCGGCAGGCTTATGGTGTGCTGGGCCAGCACACCCTGCATCGCTTCGATGTACTGTGGGAAGCTGGGAATATTTGGGAGACTGCCATCTGAGGGATCGATATGGCCGTTTCCAGGGATACCGAAGTAGGTATGGCAATTCAGCGCATCCATGCTGTGCGCAGCCTGCTGTAAAAGCGTCGCCGTGCCATTCTCAATGGTCTGCGTATTGCGCTGCAAGAGCGCGCCAGGGACAACCAGGAGATCAGCATTGATATTCTTGATAGGCTGGTACACTGCGTTCATCGCAGCGGCGAGCTGCGCGCCGTAAAACGTCGAGCTGAGGCTGTACGCCTCATTGCCGACCTCAAGGACGCCGATCTTGCCATGTCCAGTCTTGCCGTTATAGCGGCTCGCTACCGCCGAAGCATACGCGAGCATCCCGGCAGGCGTCGGTAATCCTTGACTGTCAAGCCAGGCCGCCGGCAAATCCTTGAGCACATAGTAGGCTTCGATGCCGGCTTCGTTACACTGCTGCACAAAGTTATCAGCGACAGCCCAGTTATAGCTGCCACGGCCATCGGTCAGCACTGTGGCCGACAGATTAAAGCGCAGCGAGGTAAGACCAAGATCCCGCATCGCTGTGATGACTTGCGGGTTGAGTTGCGGCCCTTTTGAGCCGACGGTGACGCCATAGACTGTCATGGCTATTGCTCCTTATGCTGTGCTAAATACCGGGATAATCGCTCATCAATGGCTTTCGACGAAATCACAGCGCCAACGCCGGCGATGAGGAGGATTTTGCGGATATTGGCGACGGAAAGCGTGGCCTCCAGCTCGACGAGGGTCCTGATCGCGGCATCGATAGCGGAGGAAACGAAGGTATCATCGCCCGGCATAGCATTGCTCCTCTAGAGAGCGTTTCGCCTCGCGTCTGGCGCGCTTACGCCATATGCGACGAATGCGCCGGCGCTGATACTCGAAGTAAATCCAGCCTCCAGCGTGATAGCGCAGGCCATAGGTGCGGATCTCATTCTGCTTGCTATGCGTGAATGGATAGCGCCTGCCGCCTGTCATGGCTTGCCTTGCCTCGCTTCCAGATATCTCTTCGTCCAGGCCACATGGCCTTCAGCGCTCCGTGAGAATAATTGTTCCATTGCCCCAGAAAGAGCGTCTGCGGCGTCATCGTGGACGCCTTCTGTTGGAAACGCTTCAAGCTCGCTGAGCAGCGCATCATTCCAATGCGCTCGCAGCAGTGCGATGTTCTGGCCCTGCGCTTGCGACGACACTGGCTGCGCCCGCGATACTTTGTCGCCGGTGGTCTTGATGCCAGTGAAGACGAAGCCAGCGAGGACTTTGCGCCGGTAGTAGTCGATCAGCGTTTTCCCTGAGCTACCAGGCTCTTGCTCGATGAATACGGCGACATCATGGCCGTCTTGCTCTGCCGTTCTGCGCACCAGCGCCTCGACGTTCGCCGGCGTCGTGCGCTCACGGCGCATATCGAGGACGACATAGCGATCATCCTTTGTGCGCGCCACCTTGATGCCGACGGTCCAGTCAGGATCTGGGCTGCTCTCTGAAGGCTCTGTCGCGGCTAAGTCCCAGTAGCGCACAGCGCGCGCGATGTCGTCTGTCGCCGGCGCCGCTTCGAGCAGCGGGAACCAGTGACGCTTAAAGAGGCTGCCGGTGTTCCTGGCATTCCAGTCGCCATAGAGCAGGCGCTGTCGCTCGACGAGCGGCAGGGCTTTGAGCGATGAGAGATACGATGGATCAGCGTTGAGAAGCGCTGGATTGTCGAAGATGCTGGCGGCGATGAAGGTAACGGATACCCCGTCGGGGTGTCGCTTGCCAGGGGCAAGCCAATGGATCGCGCCGCCATCTCTGATAAACCAGCGAATCTCCCCGGAGCGCGCCGGATGCTCATAGGTCGCATCGACCCAGGGGGCAAGGAACGATTTGACCCATGAGTCTGCGTCGGGATTCGTCGTTGCCCTGATGCGCGCCGGTGCGCCGCTGGTTGTGCGCAGCCTGGAAAACAGGTAAAAGAATTGCTCAGATGTATAATGGGTGAGTTCGTCGAAACCGATAAAAGCAAGCTGGCTGCCTTGCCAGGCGAAGCGGTCTGCTTCGTATTGCATCGAGGCCAGTTTGATCTTTGTGTCAAATTTGGGCCAGCGCCACTCATAGCGGCTCTGGTTGGCATGGCCGCCGGCCTCTGCATAGAATCGCTGCGACTCATCCCAGAGACCGCCGGGCTGCGTAATCTGCGGCATGACGCGGCGAAAGAGCACCGCCCGATATCCTGGGCGCGGCTCCAATGCCGCATAGCGCAAAGCATCGAGGAGCAGTGACACCGATTTTCCGCCACCGGCGCCGCCACCAAAGACTGCCACCTTTGCAGGGCTGGCTAAGAATCGCTCCTGCGGCCCCCGCTGCGGCCCGATGACCTCAACGCCTAAGCTCTGCTGTTCCCTGACCAGGGCCTCGACGGGCCGTGGAATGCTGCGAGCGGCGAAGGTCATGCGGGGATCTCAGGATGCTACAAGGAATTCTATGTGTACGAAATTATGGCTGAGTGATTCATAGAGCCCGGCGCTACGGCATCGGTGTAGCCCTGAGCACCAATACAACACCGATCAGCACAAAGAGCAGGATGACAGCCAGAGCGAGTGCGATGTTATACAGCGCCGCCTTGATCTTCTGCGCGATCAGTGCTCTCCTCGATGTGCTCTGTTTCAGGCAGATAAAAGATGACATCGACTTTGCGCTCCTCGCTGACCTCGATAGCTTTGCCGTCTTTGCCGGTGTGCTCGACGCGCTGTGGCGCATAGCCGCCGGTGTGTTTTGCGAGGAGATCAACGACCTGGGCGAAGCGTTCAAGGAATTTCTCGTTGACGGGCACCTGGTCGATGTCTGCCATGAGACGGCTGTACATGCGCTCCGTAAGCGCATCGAGCTTCTTGATCCGCTCCGTGTCCTGCGCGTTGCCTGTCGCGAACTGCACCGCGCGCCACCAGGTATCGTAGGCTTCGGCGCGAGCACGCCAGTCGTAGCGATGCGCAGCTTCTGTCCATGCAGAGGGCGTCGGTTTACTTTGTGGATGATTTTTCTCAGCATTGTAAACCGCGCGCACAGAGCGCGCCGCGCCCATCTGAACGTAGCGGCAAAAGCGATCATACCAGAGATTACTTTCACCTGCTCGTCGTTCCCAGGGCTGCTCATCGGCATTCATGGCTCTCCAGGCTATTTGTTATCGAAGTAAGCGATGTGATAGGGAATCTTGTGCTCATTAAGGCGCTTGCATAGATCTTCCATCGAAGAGCACTCGCTACGGAGCGGATATCTTGCTTCCAGGATGAAGACCGTGTAGATCGATGCCCTCTTGGGATATTCAATGCCCTGCGTCATATGGGCGGCATTTTCATACCAGTACGCAAGGACAAAGCGGCGGCCCTTCGCGCCACCAAGCAGTTCCAGGTCAGCCAGGCCAGCGAGGTCTTTTTCAATGCGACTCTTGTGCTCTGCCTCACACTGCTTGACCTTCTCTGCAATCGGCGTAATGTCAGCGCTTTTATCGAGTGCGCCGATAGCCGCCGCGATGCCTTGTGGCGTAGAAAGAGACGGAGCGGGCGAGGGTGAGAGTGGGCTGCTCCCAGTACTGAAATGAAGAGCCAGTGGATTCCCGCATAAACCACACATCAGGGTTTCCTCCAGTTTTCATCGGAAATAGTGGACAGGCTATAGGAATCACTCACAGCGCGGTATCGCTGTACTGCTTTGTCTCCATGAGACCACACCGAAAGACGCGGCCAGCCTTGATCTCAATGTGCAGTTCAGCATACGCTTTTTCTGCGACCAGCCGCTTGAGATCGTCAGCAAGATCGACAGCGAATTGCAAGGAGATACCACAGAAGCCGCTGAACTGACGCAGCGCCTCCATGATTGACGGTGAAGAAACAGCAGACGATTCAAGAGAGGTCATGGAGGCCCCGCCTTTCACAGTGAGGTCGTAGAAAAACTCAGCTAAAAACAAAAAAAGGCATAGTCCTCCGGGATCTATGCCTCGTTAATTACACTAATGATACACGATGGTTTGTGGTTTGTCAAGGGGTTTCGCTCTATTTCTGAGATTTTCATCAAATCTCATGGTGTTTCTGAACCATGAGATAAAACTCCCCTGCTTCTCTTTGGAAGCAGGGGAGTACTGCGAAATCCTTGAACCTCAATCGCCATCCACCGCCTTGATGTAGAGGTCAACGACCTGCCTGGTCGCCTCATGCTCTCCAACGTGCGCCGCGAGCTTGTCTTGTAACTCTCCCAGGCGATCATAGCGCGCATTGATAAACCGATGCTGGGCCGTGATCGCATAGCCCGAAAGCCCGCGCCGCATGCCCTCGCATTCCGCCTCAATGGCCGCACGGATGCGCGCCACTTCGCTGTGATTCATAGCCATTCCAGGATACCCCCTTAAAGAAGCTGAGTTATTTCTTGAGTATACGCCGCTTTACCTCTGGATCGCTACACCCTTCCCAGAACGCCACGCGCCGGCAATGTTGCCTGGCTGCTATCCGTTGCTCCTGTGTCGGTTCCGTGATCCCTTGCTGTTTCAAATACGCCTCGACATGGCGCTGAAACACAGCGTCTGTCATGCGCAGACAGAGCATGCCATCTTTGAAATAATGCCAGCCAAGTTCGTTACTGTAATCGAGTAACTCTTCCATACCATATCATGCTCCTTGCACTCACAACACGATCAAAGAGAGGCAGCGATCCCCATGCGCGCACTCTGGAAACACAGAAACGGAGCGCGCATCGCTGCCTGGGCGGCCACATCGCTGCGCGTGACGGTCCATATGCCGCGCGGCGCTGCGACTACTGGGACGCGGCGACGAGAACGGGCGGTCATCGCCGCGCCAGCCCTGCCCATAAAGGGCAGCGCCACAGATCAGTATAGCCGATGAAGTGCAGGCAGATGATTGCAGATGAGGGGAACAGATCAAGCAGAGACGGGGCATGATGCATAGTGTGCGCATCTTGTTGCATGTCTGCTTGCTTATAAGACACCCGGACACATCGGTAACATTGAGCGCGCCGCGCCGGCCTGGAAAGGTGCTTACCTGACGCTCTATATCAGAGAGCGATTTCTGCGCAGCCTCTAGCGCCTTCGTCAGATCGGCCTCTAAGCCGCCATCATGGCGCCGCTTGGCATTCGCCAGCGTGTTCTGCATGCCCTCAATACTGCTCAAAAGCTTATTGGCATATTCCAGGCTGGCCGTCAGTTGCGCGATTGTGGTATCCTCAGAATGAGGAGTAGAATTGTCAACCATTGGCGTTACTCCTTTTCTAAGCGGTATACCCGTACCGCTTATTGGTTACAGCCCCCGCGCCTGATGCGCTTCTTGCAGGCGCGGGGTAAAATTTCTTTGCCTGCCTCAGCAGGTAGCCCTTCCGCAGCATAGCGCGCCGCGCCGCGCGTAGCAAGCGGCGCGAGTGCACATTTAACTTCGTTAAATTTATTACCCCCCCTTTCTCGCTCAATTTGCGCGTTTCATTCTGGAATTTGCGCGTTTCATTCTGGAATTTGCGCGTTTCATTCTGGACTTATCAGGACAAGATTACAGGCTTATGATCCCTGCTCTGGCGCCTCTCTAAGCATTTTCCGATATTGCTTTAGCACCGACTCTGGCGGCGCAAAATTCCACTCTTGTTCAAGCCACAAATCCAGCCATCCATACGCCTGCTCACGTACTGCCTTCTCTCTCTCTTCGCAGTCTGGTGAGCTATCCACTACGCGCCAGTAGCTACCCACAACCGGCGGCTTATCCCCTCTTTGCTTCGTCAAGTCTTCTAGCGCTTTCATGATGCTAGCCCGAAAATGCGCGGGGTGCGCTTTTTCTGGTATAATTCCGGCGCCTTCCAACAGTGCGCGCATGGTGATATCGTTAAAGAAAGAGCATGTGAGGCGCCTCACATGCTCTGATATCAACGAATTTCAGCGCACGATGTGCTCGCGAAGCTCAGCTATGCGTCGTTCACCCGGCCAGGCAGACTGCATAGCAACGAGCGCCGAAAGACTCTCACGGCGACGCTGCTGACTGGAAAGTTGGCGCGCGATCTGCGCTCCTTTTATCCAGCGATCAATGGCATACTCCATATCACGCGAAGGATGCATCAGTTCGGCCAGGGTCTGCTCGGTATAGGCTTGTGCTTTCCAGGTGGCGTTGGCGGCACGCTCTTCCTGTAATTGATCGAGGGCGGCAATGGAAGGCGCAGGATCGCCGAGATGGTAGTAGACATGTCCTTCATTGAGAAGGACATTTGCCCAGCCATAGTCAGCGAAGATCGGAAGTGTCGCGCCGGGGTCCTGGGCAAAAAAGAGCGCCTTTGCTTTTTTGAGCGCTGAGAGCGCATCTTGCTTCTCTCCCGTATAGGACAGGGCATTCGCCAGGCCGATATATGCGGTGCTGGCAATGGCCGGAGGGACGTGCGAGGCGTTTGTGACAAGCATCACGGTGCGCTCTGCCGCATCGCGCCAGGGCCGCACATCCTGCATTGAATCGTAGACCGTTGCGACATTCCTGGCAACGACGATCTCCAATACTGAGTCATGTGCCTGATGCGCGATCATGGCTGCTTGCTTTGCGTAATGCAGTGCCTGCGCCGAGCCAGCAAGATGCCGGGCCAGGATAGACTTGAGGAGCAGCGCCTGGGTGAGCAAATGCGCCGCCTCGGTTCTGTTGTGGCTTGATCCTTGCTGAGAGAGAGCTTGCAAGGTAGGCAGATATCTCTCAATGACTTCGCCTGCAAAGGCGAGATCGTGACCCTTGCGCAATTCCCAGCAGGCAGTAATGCCTGCTGCGCAGGAGGTCAGGATCTCCTCGGTGGGACGTGAGAGTACAGGGATAAGCGCCGAAAGACTACAAAACTCGACGGGGAACAGCGCCAGGCGTCGCAGTGCATCGCGCCGGCTGATGAGGTCATCAGACATATCGCTACCCTCCACCTCCAGGACGATCAGTCGCTGGAGGTCTTGATATCGGGCAGTGCGTGCAGACCAATTCCAGGCAATCTGTAGGAGACGCATGGTAAGATCTTGGCGCGAGAATTCGGCGATGACCTCATTGTCTCCGATATCGCCCTGGATATGATGCACCGGAGGGGGTTCGTCCTCCAGGTCCAATTCATGCGCAGATTTCCCATAGACCTCGCAGAGCTTGCGAATATGCATCGGCTGAGGTGATGTCCTCCCTTTCTCCCAACGCAGGAGCGTTGAGCGGTCAATGCCGATCTCTGCGGCTGCCTCGTCGAGAGACCAGTGCTTTTTGTGCCGTGCTGCTGATAACTGTGCCCGTTCCATGTTATCGCTCCCTCCGCAACAACTCTGCTTGCCTGGAAGACGGTTCATTCATTTTTATCAATGAAAGTATAGCAGATGGTGTTGCCTCTTGTCGAGGAGCATCGCTCCTCGATGTCCAACCATAAAAAACGCCGAAGCCGCTGCGCTCCCCCCGGCAGACGCAGCGGCTTCGGCGATAGAACGGAGAAATGATATGGATGCGCGTAGTATACCGCGCGCGCCATCCACGCGTCAATGCAAAAGGACCTGCACTGCGAACCAGAGAAATATCGCCGCGAACGCTGCCCAGAGCAGAGCTAAGCCAAGATCGCGCCAGGGAAGACGGCGACCACTATAGCGCCACAGGCCATAGCTGAAGAATGCAGCGCTGGGCAAGAGTGCGAGCGCTGCTGCGCCGACAAGCATCATTCCTTCGGCCTCGCTTCCTCTTTGTCGCATCGATAGACGACGCGAGTATTGCCATCATTGTCAACGAGGTCGATCTGGATAATGCGGCATCCATCGCGCTCGCGATCTGTCACGATGAAGCCGATGAACTGCTCGGTCTCCCAGGACAGGGAGCGCGGGCGCAGATCGCGCTCTCCTCCATCGCGTAGCCAGCCGGGAAGAAAGACCACGAAAAGGACGATGGCCGCGCCAACAAGGTAGCCCCGTAGAGGTATGGGCGGCATGTGCTCAATGCCAAGCGCAAGAACTAAGATCACGCCGATCCACAGCGTCCACCAGGTGAGGACTTTCCGGCGCTGTGCATAGCGCCAGCCAATACAGATCGCGAAGAGCACGACGATCAGCTCGGTGTAGGCGCGTGCGGCAAAGAGCAGGCTATTGCTGTCCATCGGCGTCCTCACTCTTGCTGCTCATCGCAGCTTTCGGCAAAATAACAAAGCCTTCGCCATCGGAGAGCACCAGGTCATGGCCGATCTCGATGCTCTGATAGCGGTCTTGTCCTTTCCAGAATGTTGTTTTAAGCACCTCACCGATCACATAGATTGGCCTTCCATCAGGGAGCACATGCTTACAGACGTGGATAATCTCATAGCCAGGCCATCCATTGCTTTCAAGATGGGCGCCGACTGCCGCTCGGATTCGCTCCTCGATGCATTGCTCGCGACGCTCCGCGTCATCCCAGGCTTTCCGCGCAACTTCCTCTGCGATCTTCTCGACGGCCCCCAAATCATCATGGCTGCTCATCGACGGCCTCGCTCTCATTGCACGCGGAATGCTGTGCCTGGGCTTCTTTGGCGATGAGCACGGCTTGAGCTGCCGCCTTGCTCTCATAGAGGGGCAGCGTTTTGCCCTCTTCGGCAAGATGCTTCGCCAGGGCCTCGATAGCCGTCCAGCGATCAGCGAGGCTCCATGCTGTCCAGTCGAGGCTGCCTACTTTGGCAATGAAGTCGGGGTGCGTAATCTTCGCTTCAACACAGCGCTGGTAGAGCCAGCCATCGAAGACCTTTGGCGGCGCTGTTTCGAGATTGAAGACGGCCTCGCGTGAGCCTCTCGTCTTCGGCATCGGCGCAATAATGTAGACCTTCGGAAATAATGACGCCCCCGGCGTCTTCGATGCTTGCTCTGCCGCAACGGCCTGGAGTTGCGCGTCAGTGTCATTCGGTGATGGTGTTGCGATAAGTGCTGTGGTCATAGTTACCCCCTCGATTTTTAATGAGAAGCAGCGGGATTGCTGCTCGCTTCGATTTTATTCGTCGTCCACGGCGATGATATCCGTGCCGCGCTGCGCAAGCTGCCAGGCCCAATATCCTGTGCCGGCGCCGATCTCAATGGCACGCTCGCCAAGCCACTCTGCCACAAAGTCGAGCGATGCCGGGTCAGACACGGCCCAGGCATAGCGGCGTACAAAGTCATCGCGCGCTCTGAACTGCTGTATCTGGGCATCTATACGATGACGCCAGGCGAGGCTTCCGAGATCGTCGCCATACGACATTGGTGGCAGCGTGAAAAGTTCTGCTACCTCGTCCCAGTAAGGATTTTCTATGGTTGTCAATACATTCATTGATTTTCTCGCGTATACTGCTCAAACTTCGCGCACGCCGACCATTTGCGTTTATGATCGGATCCCGGACCATCATCGTGAAACCGCTGCTTTCAACAGCTTTCTCAGCTTCTTCTCTGAGAGATCGCGGCTCCTAAAGCCAGCGAGGAAATAGTCCAGCAATCCTTCTTTGGCCTCGTAAGGCTCGCTCTCCGGCGCAAGATCAATGCTCCCACCGGCTCTCAGGATTTCGATGAAACGGCCCTGATACTCATACTGCTGGCCCGGCCCTACATTGAGCACATGAACGAGCAGATATTCCTTGCGCGCCGGATCTTCCGATGGTTTGTATGGCGGGATCGGCGCGCCGCAGGCTGAGGTCTGTCCCCAGACTTCCTGAATAAGACAGAGTTGCGTAATCTCTGCGTTTTTATGCCTTTTGCCATGCGAGCGCCCAAGCTCGAACATCGCTGCTCGCTGCGCACGCAAGCTATTCGGGAAGGTTGCAAAGAAATGCAGTGTGATCTCCTTGCCGGAAAGCTCGGCAAAGAGTACCGGCGCGAGTTCCCTGTCCTGGAGTAAAAATTCTTTGGCGTGCTGCGTCAATGCTTGAATATCCATTATTCCTCCTCGCGCATTACAGCGGATCGATGTCGAGCGCCTTGCATATATTGATGATATCGCGCAGTTCGACGGCGCTCCTGGCGGTCTTTGCGCGTTCACGCAGTCGCTGCCACTGCTCTTCTTTGTCCTCGACGATCCAGCACGGCGCCTCGACGTAATACTGCAAATACGCCCGGACGAGCGCGATCTGCGCGGCAGTCATCGCGTGTCGGTGAAGAAATGCGTTCATGGCCCGGCGCAGCTCGTCAGGCCAGTCATTGCGCTGCCAGTACGTCGGCGAGCCGAGCGGGGCTTCGTAAGTCATTGTTTGTATTGGCATAATTCCCTCCAATCTTCGATTAATCCGGCCACTCATAGCCGAGGGCTGACTGCGCAGCCACGCCTGGCGGTGCCTCTGTGACGACATCGCTCTCTTCGATATGCTCTCCTTGTTTTGAGGCCGTGGCTGACAGAGCAGGGATCGCGCCAGCTCGACGCAATGCATAGTACTCAGAGAGCCGAGCGGCGAGCAGCAACGGAATATGCCCCGGCATCTGCGATGCCTCAGCATCGGCAAGGATATCTCGGTGCAGGTCGGAATCGCGCAGGATTCCGACCTCATAGTACTGAAACTTTTCACGATCTTTCGGCATGACGATCTCCATGATTACGATGCTGCGCTCTGCGTTGGACGACGGTTATAGAGCTGCGCTGCGAGTGTGCAATACCCGATAGCATTGGCATGCACCGGATTACTGACACGCGAGATATGCGGTATGCGCTCTTTGAGCGACGAATAGAAGTAGAAGGTCCCGCCGCCGATGCAGAGCACTGGCTTAAAGCTCACCGCGACAGCGCCGCGCTCGCTTTGCCGCCAGGAGCTGGCTGTGAACGAGACGATCTCGGCGCCAACATCGGTAACGGCTTGCTTTACAACCTTTTCGATGGCAAGCGGATTGATTTCCTTGCCATACGCGGTAATCTCCGGGTAGCTCTTGCTCCCATGACTGACATAGGCATGAAGAATGTCGCGGGCCTCCAGGTCCGTCAGCGGATACTCGTGCTTCTCCTCGAAGGCAGCCTTGATCGCCTCAGCAGCCGTGGCAACTCCCAGCGGTTTGCCACGGCAGAACTCAGCCTGCGGCACGCCTGCACGGGCCACATAGAGATCCGTTGTGCGGCCTCCAACATCGATGACAGCAGCGTACCTATTCTGCTCTTGCTGGCTACCGTAGGCGATGAGTGCCCCGGCGCCCTCCATGACAACTTTTGCAACCTCAACGTGGGCAATGCGCCATGTAGAGCCGCCGTCAGTCGTGAAGACATGCCGACCTTCCAGGGCTGCCTTGATGTCTTTGCGCAACGCATCGTTTTTCATGTAGATCTCCGCTGGCAGCCCGGTGACGACGTAGAGACCGAACTCGCGATCAGGGATGAGCGAGGACGCCACCGTGAGCAAGCCGCGCAGGCTCTGCTTGCTCGCATATCTCTGGATATCGCCACGTCCATGCCAGGCGGCGCTCGTCTGTTGTAAAGCGAGATCGCCGACGGCCCAGGTGCTCTCCTCATCGGCGAACCCTATGATGTGTGCATCTCTTGCCGCGATGTCGATGCCGAGATTGCGCATGGCTGCCGTATCGATCTTTGCGATGGCAGTCGGAATAGATGCGGAGAGCATCTTGCCATCGCAGACGGTGACGCCGCCGATCTCCGAGTTGCCAAAGTCATGCCCATAGCCATACCATCTCATGTTCATTGTGTTCCTCCTTGCTCTGAACTTGTACCGAACTTGCGCGGTACTGCTTTGTCTATCTGTGTTATTTTGCTGGTATTGCGTGTTCTACTACAGACAAGTACCGCGCTTGTTCGGTACTTGTCCCTATGCTTCGCGGGTAGAGCCAAGCGATGCCACGACTTGCCGATAGAGCGCATACTTGCGCCCGGATAAGCCAACGAGCTGCGCAATGTCCCGATCTGGGTATCCTGCCTCGCGCATCGCGGCGATGTGTTTCCGCGTTTCCGGGGAAACAGGGAGGCCATTGCCTGCGCTCGAATGGTCGTCGTTTCCATCCTGGGAAACAGGAAACACATCCGTAATGATCTTGGCTGCATTGGCCTGTAGAGGCGTTTCCGCGCTGTTTCCATTGGTGTTTCCGTCGTTTCCGCTGTTTCCAGGTTGGGAAACGCTCGCGGAAACGGCCTTGCGCAGCTCCGCCAATCCCGGCGCGTGGGCGCCATGCGGGGAGCGACGCAGCCGGAATTGATGTCGTTCCATTGTTTTGCCTGGGGCCTGGACGAACGCCTCGCCTTTGGCAAGAGAGAGCGCTGCGTCTCCCTCGATGCCAAATTCCTTGTAGATGCGGAAATCCGCCGGCTGTGCCTGCTTCATCAGGATCAGCCAGGATGCTTGCAGCGCGCGCTTGTCGATCTCAGCGATGCGCTGCGCAGCGAAGGTAAAGCCCATGCCGCGCTTGCGTCCTCTGCGCACGACGACTGAAAAGAAGGCCCGCTGTAAGAGCGCCAGCAATGAGATCTGCTTGCCTTCCTCGCCTGCCTCTGGATCAGCGACCATGATGCGTGCAAGGGTGCTCTCAGCGACATTCTGCGGCAGCCACACCGTCGCCTCGTCTAAGATGACCTCGCATGGGATGCGATCATGCGATTCCTCCCATGCTCGGATACCCTTGATAAGATCGATCATCAGCCAGGCCGCCTCGTCATCCTCGTAGCTTTGCAGGTTAACGACGACCTGGGCGCGCTTATTCATCGCCCACTGCGCAAAGTCGTATGCCTGCGATGGCGCGATGCGAGCACTCTCCACCCACACCGGGCGCGGAAAGTACCGCTTATCGCAGAGCGCGCGGTATTCATCCTCGGTATCGAGCAGGAAGAGCGGCGCGCCGAACTTCGCGATCTCCTCACAGATCACGGCGACAGCATTCGACTTGCCGGCATCCGAAGCACCAAAGAGCGCCTTGCGGCCAGAGAAGATCGCGTTGGCATGCGGACGCAAGGTGCTGCCAAGATCCATGTATTCTTCGCTTTCATTGTGAGAAAGACTCGACGCTTCGTTCGTTGTCAAGGTCTGCACCTGGTCATCGATATCGGTAGGCACGAACAGCGCGCGCCAGTTGGCTGAGCGTAGCTGTGTAAGCCCAGGCAGGGTAACGTGAGGATTCTTTCCTGCATTGCCATCAACCGCGACCTTTGCGGCGATTGCGAGCGCCCCGCCGCCGATAACGCCGGCCAGGATACCAGCCTCGCCGAGTCCGAGCATGGCCGAAGCCATGCCCAGAAACGGCGCGCCCACGAAGAACGCTGCGATGCCCGCCTCGGTTCCCGTGGAGAGAGGGACAAAGCCATCATTGTCCTCTTCGTGCTCATCGCCCATCTCGTATCCCTCCTTAGTGGTTTTCGCTCGCAAAGACCACACTTGCACACTTGCCGAGCCGCGAGAGGCCGCGCCATACCAGGAAGATCGATCCGGCACTCATCGCTGCGATATAGCAGAGGCTGACCAGCCAGCCGCCGTTACCAAAATTAAAGATCCATACGAACGCGCCGCCGAGCGTCGTGTTCGTTGCGATGCTATACCAGAGGTCGGTGACAATCTCCAGGCCGAAGAATCCCCAGATCGTCAGCCGGTGTAGGAGCCTTCGCTGGAATGGCCCGGCGTGCAGCATCGCGCCCCAATACAGAACCTGTGTGACGATTGCTACCGTCCAGGCAATACGATTATCTTTGTCCATATTGCTCTGAATGAACGCGAGCAGAGCCTGCGCGCTCATGTGCGAGGGGACAATGATTCCACCTTGCAGAATGCCGACGATGCTGTCATGCGTCGTCATAAGCTGCTGAAATGAGCAGAATAGGCCCGTGCCAACTTCGAGTAAGCCATAGAGAAACGTCGGAGCCAGAGGCTCGCCGCCGCTTTTCGCCGTGTTCGTTGTCGCTCCTCGCATGGCTACACCTCCGCCGTGCGGGTGTAGACGGCGTAATCTGCCACGATGTCCTCATGCTCTAAGATAGCCAGGAAGAGCGGGTCAACCTCGCACTCCTCCCATTCAAGGATGACAAAGCCTAAGCCCTGCCGTGTTGATCCATGAGCGACCAGGATGACTTCATTGCGGTCACGAAACCACTGCTCAAGTTTCTCCAAAATCCAGGAAATTTGAGCTGTCACGGTAAAGTGAACGCCTTGAAGTTGCCCCGGCGGCAATGCGCCACCCGCTGATGCGGGGAGCATGCTTTCCCCAAAGGTGTAGGGAACGAGATCCGTCATTGTGCTAACCTTTCCCATGCTTTGCTATAATGTCCTCGATCCGAGCATCCCCATGCGCCGGATCGTCGCCTGGCAGCTTTCACCTTGCCAGGCGCATTCCTGTTCAACGCACTACGTCATTTCCTCCGTGATGCTGAATTTTGGCGCCGGAAGCTGACGCTGCTCTGCAAAGCGCTCAAACATCGTCACCCCCGGCTCAACGATGAGATACGGCATAAAGACCTCTTCCATCCTCGATGCGCCAATGTCGATCAGCGCCATCTGAGCGCTCACCCAGTCGCGGATCGTTGCCCAGACAGCGCGATATGCCTGCTCATCAAGCTTCTCTTCGGAAATCCGCCATGCCCCGGCATCCTCGCGCGCTTTCTTCACCAATGGTTTCGCTGCTTCAAAGCGCGCAGGCAACCGGAACGTATACGGCGTCCGGCCCAGTTCCACGACGAACTCGATGGCAGTGGCGCGGCCAGCTTCGTCGTAATCAAACATAATCCGCTTTGCCTTATGCGTGGCGAGCGTCGTGCGGATCGCCGCGAAGATCGATTCAAGGCTTGCCTCGCTCGCATAGTTTTTGAGGCGCGGCGCCGCCTTCGTGGCCTTGCCACTCGTTGGTTTCGTAGCTCGCATCGTCATGTTGTCCTCATTTCCTCGCATATAGCGCCAGTCTCGGCGCCTCCATCGTGTTCCTTGTTCCCTTCGCTAGCTTCGCCAGCACGGCTTTCGCCGAAAGCAATGGCAGCCTTGATAAGGCGCTGTACAATCGGCGGCGGATTATACCAATCGTTGTGGCTACGCAGCGTAATCCACGCGTCCTCTGCATGCTCGACGCAGAGCGCGACACTGCCATCCTCGTAATCCTCGCGATAGCCGAGCGAAAGCATCGGATATTGCGCCGCGATGAGATCGGCGAGATCAGCGGCCTCCTCGCGTGACATGGCGTACAAAGGCTGCGCCATCGCCTGGGAGGCCGGCGCGATCTCGACTATCGGCACTTCGTCGGTTGTGGGCAATGCTTCGCCCAACTCCGCCTGCTCGCCGAGTACGGCGGTGGGCGCTGTATCTTCGACAGGCGGAGCAGGATCGATGCCGCCATAGCCACGCTCGTACTCGGTGAGCGGCGGGCCATCGTAGGGTGTCCAGTCTGTAGGATGCCAGAGATGGCGATGACGGTCATAGTCGGCATATTGCCGTTCAAAGTTGTCAGCGACGTTTTTAGGTGTCACAGGCGACTTTGTGGTACGCCCGCCACCCGTGACAGGCTGCTGCCACCACGACGGCGATCCCGGCGTTGCCATATAGCGCGCAACGGTATCGATGCGTTCCCAGGCGCGCGAAGGCGCCATGCCCGCCGTCTGCTCCATGAGCCGCGCCGCAGGCTCAAGGCACTCGGCGCGCCAGGCATCCGGGCTTACCTCAGATTGTGCAGGGATGGCGAGGATGTGCGATAAGAGGCCGACGACGGTTTCCGGGCACCATTCGGCCTGGCGGAGTTTTTCAAAATCAATGCTCTCTCGATAAAGAGAGAAAGAAAGAGGCGCCTGCGCAGAATCTTTCTTAGAATCTCCTGTGAGATCTCTGTAATGATTCTGATTCTTTAAGGGCGCCTTTTTGGGCGAGGCCCCGGAAGATTTAGGCGCGCCCCTTGCACTTTCATCACCCCCCCATGCATTTTTAGTGGCCCCCCATGCATTTTTGGACAGCGCTGTTTTTGATGAATTTCCGTCGAAACCCTGAGAATTTTGGGCTTCCGGGGCAGCCTCAGAGGTAGACAGATCATCGACGGCTGTGATATTCTCTGAGATGAATGAACTTCCTGCCATTTCAAGGATACCCCCTCGATTGGCGTGGATCTCGTTGGCAGAGATCTGCAAAGAGTCATTCAATGTCGGGGCGCTGTCAAGCTTGGGATTCGTCGTCGCCTGATTGACAGTGCCTTTCTTGTGTCTTCTGCCACCGCTGTCCTCTATCTCCCAGCGCGGCAGCGGCTCTGGCGGGTCACGGTCATCAAGGGCCGCGATGGCTGCGTTGACATTATCAGAGAGCAGCAGAAATTGCCGGGAAACCCGTGTGAAGCCTTCGGCTATCGCATTGTGTACACGGCCATCGCGGCCAAAATACTGCCCGGCCATATCAGCGACGATGACAAACGAGCGACCAAGATGATCGCGGTAGATCCTGGTCGCAGCCATTGGTTTGTCGAGCCGGTCATAGTAGGCGACGATGCGCGCTCTGACATAGCCAAGCTGGATGAGGGAAGGCACCTCAGTCTCTGGTGCGCGATCAGCGAGGGCGCGGGCATAGGAGGCGCGCTTGCGCAGTCCCAATGAGAGCTTTTCAAATTCGTGGAGCGATATATCAAGCCAGAGATAGTCGTCGGGCGGAATGTAGCCATCGGGAATGCCGTATTTCTCGCCAATGTATTGAATGCGCTGATCGGTCTTCGTCTCCAGCACCCGCAGTGCTCCGGCGTTCGCCATGTCGCAGCGCGGGGAGAGGTAGAGTAAATCATCGCGCAGCTTAAAAAATCTGGGGTCAAGCCGCTCAATAAGACAGCGAGGGTAGGTCGCCAT